GCAACTAAACAATTAAGGGGTGCAGATGAAGAATCTGATGTCATTTGTACTTGTGTATGTGGCTTTAAATTTAAAGTTAAATAAAAGATATGATATTAAAGATATGATATTAAATAAATGATATTAAAGATATGATATATAATATCTATAATATCTATAAAGATAATATTCTTGAAATGGAAGATGAAGATAATATTCTTGAAGTGAAAGATAATATTCTTGAAGTGAAAGATAATATTCTTGAAGTAGAAGATAATATTCTTGAAATGGAAGATGAAGATAATATTCTTGAAGTGAAAGATAATATTCTTGAAGTGAAAGATAATATTCTTGAAGTAGAAGATAATATTCTTGAAGTGAAAGATAATATTGTAGATAATATTGAAAATCATAAAGAATTATTATCCATGTACAATAATATTATTTTAAAAAATTATATTGATCATCAATTTAGTGACAAAAAATATAAAAATGTAACTATTAACAATAGTGATATTGAGATTGATAATGATAATGATAATGATAATGATAATGATAATGAGATTGATAATGATAATGAGATCGATAATGAAATTTTTAATCATTTGTATAAAAATACAAATATTGATTCAACTTTTTTAGAATTAAAAATGGTAATAGATACAAATAATTTAATATATGACGAAGCATGCTCACATACTATAAGCATAGAACAAGTAAAAGATGAAATTGAATTAGTTAAAAATCAAATAGTTGATTTACATTCTGATGTTGAAATTATAAAAAATAAAATAGATGAGATTTTATCAATTATAACTTCAAAATATTAACTTCAAAATTATAACTTCAAAATATTAAATATAGAGTCCATATTTTTTTATATAATCTTCCATATGCATAGTCCCCATTGATAAATTGCAATTTCGACATATTGGTCTAAAATTACTAATTTCATTTGACCCCCCATTAAATTCGCTTAATACGTGACCAGCTTCAAAATCAATAATTTTAATTGTTATTTTTTTGCAACAAAAGCATTTATGTTTCATAATATCTTCTCCAATATAAGTATTCCATATGTTTAATTTTATATTTTTTGGAATAGATTTTTTTTTATATTTTTTTGGTGCATTTGACGTACTTGGTGCATTTGGCGTACTTAGTGCATTTGGCGTACTTGGTGCATTTGGCGTACTTGGCGTACTTGGAGTACTTGGCGTACTTGGTGCATTTGGCGTACTTGGCGTACTTGACTGCGTACTTGGAGTACTTGGCGCATTTGGCGCATTTGACGCATTTGACATTGTACTATTTGGGTTAAATGCAAAAAAACTAAATAATTTATCAATATCACTCATTTTTTAATAATAAAATATTCTTTAATAATAAAATATTTTTTAATAATAAAATATTCTTTAATAATAAAATATTCTTTAATAATATTTTTTTATTTATATAACTACAATAATTAATTATTTTAATATGGCAACATTTACAGCAGGGCAAATTTCATTTATTTTTCTTGTTTTTGTATTATTAGTGCTAGCCATTGCATTAGTCATATGTACTAAACATGGGAATAAACAAAAAATGCATAATCATCATAATAATAATGACATATATGGATTTTATCAAAAAAAAGTAAGCTTTCAACTTGATGATAATCTTGATGATAGTAATCATTTAGTATTACCACCACCAATGAATGAAATTCCACCAAGTTTAGAGGAGCAAAAAATATTAGAGGATCAAAAAAAAATAGAGTCGCAAAGGCCAAATGAAATTATAGATACTGATATAACAACTGCATTTGTGTCAATATAAACTATACTACATGAATAAATTCAGTATGTGTAATTAATATTAAATCTTCATTTTTATTATAATATTTTTTAATACAATCAATGGTTGTCATAATAGAATAGCTAGAAATAATAATATAATTAGGTTCTCTATTATATAAATTTGATACAATATGGTTATAATGCATTTCATTATATTTTTCAATAAAAAGATTTAATACATTTTCTTCCATGGATTTAATAATATCTATAAAATATTCATATTTTATTTTATAAATACGATTATGTAGTTCAATAATATTATGTAATTTATTTAATTTAAATACTTGATAGCTTGTGCCAAGATTTTCTACATAATTAAAACAATTAGAGCAATATATTGTGGCCAAATCTCCTTCTTTTATTGCACTATCAAAAGGCAAAACCGTTCCAAAATTATTTATTTTTTTATCACAATTAATGCAACATTCCCCATCATTTACATATGTAAAATATGAAAATAATTTATAATTAATTGCTGAAAATATATTGCTCCAAGCCACTGTACTATTAAAGATAGCTCGATCACTTTTATGAATATAGCATAAATTTAACTCCCCTGGTTTAATTTTTTGAATATATAACCCTACTTTTTTTATTGAAAATAAATTAACAATATTAATTCCTCTAATATTTGAGGGGGTTAATTCATATGTAATATCCATATGTTTAAATATGGTATAATTACTTAAATCCAGATAAATTGAATTGATTGATGAATTAATAATAGATTGCACATCATTTGTTTTGCAGTAAAACTGAATTGGTAAAAAATACCACATAAATGATGCCCGTGTACTATAATGTGGTGGTATTTTTGATGACATTGAAGAAATATTATAAGTAATTGGTAACATAACCATCATTCTTGCTGGAAATAAATTAATCTCTGGCTTTGTTGTAATAAATGGAGTCTTTGCTTTAATTATATATGTCCCATTAATAAATTGATTTTTTTTAATTTCAACTGCTCCAGTAATAGATGTATTACGTTCTACTAATAAATGTTTTTCATAATTTGATATTATCTTATATATTTTTTTTATAAAAATAACTAATTCTTCTTCAGTAAAATCAACTGCGTTATAATAACAAAGGCCACACACTGGAATCTGATGAAGGCCGTAATGCTCAATTGGAACAACATTCTCACATAATGTCATGTCTTGATTATATACAGTATACCCACATTCAATATTTAACATCTGGGATACGATCATATGTATATTCTTTTTTGTTAAGACAAGCATTATTTTTGTATTATACTATATTATACTATATTGTATTAATATTATACTATATTATACTATTATACTATATTGTATTATACTATATTGTATTATACTATATTAATAATACCGTTATATTAACAATATAGACAATATCAAATATAATACTATATTTATAGTGTGGGATATTTGATTATCATAAATTATATAGACAAATACCAACAAATAATTTTGTAATCCATGACAACATCTACAACCCCCCCTAGAGATAATGTCGAGAATAGGTGCCCAGATCCTCCAATGCGCCTAAGTCGACAAAGTCGACCAAATCAACAGAATGATTCAGATCAACTAGATCGGTTACGTGGTGTGTGCCTTTGTCTATTTGGCCGTAATAATGACGATGATGGTTCATTATTAACTAGTTTTCAACACATGAGTGTTTCTCCTACTACGCACTCTCCTCAATAAAAAAGATTCAAGTAAAATAAAAGACTATTTGTTTAGAACGATTAGTCTACTTGGAAGATGAACTATTGCTTTGATGCCTTAGTTAATTTAAATTTAGTATAAAAAATATACTATATTTGAATTTCTTTTTTTTGTTTGTATAAAGTATAAAATGATTGCTTTACTTGCTTTTGAGAATGATCATTTATCCCATTCTATAGTGGATAATAAATATAAATCATTGCGAGCTACAAATGAATGTATTCCATTATATACGCCTGAAGAATTTATTATACAACCAAATGAATTGATAACAATTGATTTTCAAGTGGTTGTGACAATATTAAATTTAAACACATATAATAGAATCCAAGAGGAAATGCCAACTGAATTGTCCAATGCGTCTATTTTATCTAAATGCCCATTTGTGGTATCAATAGTGGAATTAGATGAATATATTATGTCTCAAGTTATTTTGTGGGATGATTTATTAAATTCAATTAAAGTTCATATATTTAATTATAGCAATAATGAAATTACAATTTCACAGTATAGACATTTATTTAATATTTTTGCAAAATTACCGATAAATGGTAGAATTCCACCACTACAATTTAAAATGGTATCAAGAGACGATTGTGTTTTTGCACAAGGTAGTCGATTTAATCATTTAATTCAAGACTCCACCCATTTAATTTACCCATATAAAAATGTATTTAAAATTTATCCATTATATGGTAGAATTGCAGAGTTATACCAACCATATGATTTTGTCTCAAGTATTATTCTATATTGCCCAGATGATATAATTATTGAACCAAGGTGCTCAAAGGTTATTAATTTAGAAATTTATGTAAGTTTGTATCAAATTGGTACTACAATTTTATATATATTGCCATTTTCAATAATTGGGCATAATCCACTACATAAAAATAAAAAGATTTTATCTAATCCACAATTGTATAGTATTGTAGAAGAGTCACCATTTCAACTAGTAAAAGTAACATTACAAAATCATACAAATGAAGCAGTAACCATACCATATGGAACCCCCGTTGCTGAAATGGTAACTGCAGATATTGAATATGTATCTTCTAAAATTGTCAGTGATACCTCTTTTCCTTAAAAAAATAATAATTTTTACTTATATATAAAAAAAAGAATAATTTTCATTTAATTAAATTTATGCATATTATATATATATAATTAAAAATTATATTCTTTTTTTTTATCAAAAATTAAATGGCGCTAGTTGTAAAAGATTCATTGGGTATGGGAGTTAATAAAACAATCCCTAAAGAAAAAATATACACCGATGAAGAAAATAGTTTATTTACTAGGCAATTATTATCAAAAGAAAAACAAGAACAAGTAAAAAATGAATTTTTAGACATTGAAGATATTAAAACATTATTTTTAATGAATGAAAATAAATATAATTGGGAAATTATAGATCCAAAATTATTAATTGATATTGATTCAAGAATTAATTATAATATTTATATCATTGATGATAATATATATAGTCATGATGAATTATGTATTGCATATCCATTTCAAGAATTTAATATATTACCAAGTTCTATTTTTGTTAGGCAATTAATTGTTTTATTTGAAAATGATGAATATGAAGTAATTAATGAAGGTGATCGTATTATTTCCAATACCGATGCGTTAAATTTAATTTCAAAAAAGATTAAATCTTCATCTGAGATCATTAAGGCAAAAAAAATAGTACATTCAAAAATATTTGTGGGAAAAGAAAAATGGAAAGATTTTTTACAAATGAGTAGTTTTTTTCGTAGTATGGTTCAAGTTAGTCATCTACAAATTGATAATGGCCAAACACCGGAGTTTTTAAAACCGTTCACAAATATGACAAATCATTTATGCATCACAAACAGTACCGAAACAAATGTTACCGAAACTAATGTTACTGAAACTAATGTTACCAAAACAAATGTTACCGAAACAAATGTTACCGAAACAAATGTCGAGCCAGAGTATATTAAAAATTTAATTCAAAGAATAGAAATATTAGAAAATAAAATCTCTAAATTAAATATATAATCTCTAATCTATATATTCAATCTCTAAATTCAATTTATAAAAATGTCAGAAGTAAAAGTTTTAAAAGATTTTGATGTTCTATTGTGTGCAGTGGATAGTTTTATTCGAGGCAATGGACATTTTGAATCATCAATGGTAATTAATTCTGCAATGGAAGAATTGGAAAATTGTTCATCATTACAACAATGTTTTTCTATTCCAATTCAACATAAATTATTTAATATGGAAACATCGCTTAAATGGGTATTGTTTTTAACAATTATCCCCGAAAAATTAATTGAGCAAAATTCAGAAGAAGAAGAATTTACTCAGCAATTAGAAGAATTTAAAACATTTACTGAATTTTCATGTTTAAGTGCAATGCAATTGATTGCGTCAATATATGATATTGGCATTCAAGATGTTGTATTATCTCATTTGGATGATGATAGTGATGATGAAAGCGATGATGAAAGCGGTAGTGATTCAGAAAGTGACGGTGGGAGTGATAGTGGTACTCTAAAATCCAGTTCTATTATTGATGCATAAAATTCGGAAAATTCAATAAATTGAATTTGTCCGAGAATGCATAAAATTTGGAAAATTCAATAAATTAAATTTTTCAATTTATTTTAACCTTTTCTTTGCCTCCTTTCTTTTTTTAAAAGAAAGAGTGTTATAGCAGTCTAGCATCTCCTCTTAAGCCACCAATTAGATATTCTGGGTCAATATTTGCCAATTTGCTAGTGATTGAGGTATGTGGATATTTTCGATTAAAGATATTATCAAAATAATTATTTTTAGCGGTATATGCAATTGAATTATGATTATTTTCTTTTTTTTCAATATTATCTAATACCGTATATAATTGATTTTCTTTTTTTGCCGTATTTATTTGCCCTAAAAAATACGATTCATTGGTTTTCCCACTATATATTGGATTTTGGGTAGAGGTTGAATTTATTGGAATAATTGGACTATTTGAACGAATTGAAGAAAAATTATTTTCAAAGTTATTTTTTAGCGCATGACAAACAAATCGGATTTTTAATATACCATTTTTTTCTAAATTATAATCCTCTGCATTAAATATAAATGAATCTTCACTATTCCAATTTGATAATATTGTATTGATCATATCTGTAAAGAGAACTTTTTTATTTTTAATAATGTAATGGCAAAAAATAATTTTTGTTTTTTTATTATATAGGCATTCGTGATTTATAGGAAAGCCATCCGCTACAGTAATAGTGGTTGATTGTGTTTGTATTAAATACTGTTTAAAACAGAAATAAAAAATAATAAGAATTATTATTATAGCAATTGCAACATAAATTGTAATATTCATATTATTTATTATATAATTAAATATATAAATATAATTATATATAATTATAGTCTTATAAAAATATGGCGTCAAGAAGTGATATCAACAATATTTTTGATAAAATTGATAAATTAAGCGTTGATGACATAAGAAGTTTAAATGATCTATTAGGAAAATTAAAACCAATATTAAATGAAATTGCATACTATTCATTAATTGGAACAAATGAATTAGAATATTGGCATAATAGTGTAAATAGTCAAATTAGACAAGAAGTAGAATCTTCTAATCGACAACAATCTAGTAATTCCTCGCAGGTTGGATTGGGCTATAATCGATAATAATTTCAAAAAAATAATAGATAATTATTGCCAAAATAAATATATCTATATTTAATATAAATTTGTCGCTATGCCATATATTATTATTGGAATTATTATAATTATAATAATTGTTATATTATATTTTTTTGCATATCCAGCAATTTTTTTAATAACAAGTAATAATATAGATGGATATTGGGTTGATATCTTTGGAAAATTGCATAAAATAACCACCATTGGGAGAAATTCATTTACAGTTATCACGCATGGAGTGGAATTAAGTGGAAAAATATTTGGGACTATATATATGAATACTATTAAAATTAAAATAAATACAAATAATTTGATTGGAACGGTTAATTTAAAAACAAACACTATTATTTTTAATAATGGCGAAGAATGGTATAAAACATCTTTTTAGTTTGATCTTAATCTTTTTTTATGATATATATCAAATAATAGTATAATAAATAATAGTATAATAAATATATAAGAACGTATAAGAACGTATATAAAATGTTTAATATTATTTTATTAAATTTGGCAATCATTATCATTATTGTTTTATTATTTATTTCTAAATTTAACCATATTAAGGAATATTATAATGAAGAATTAAGTTATCAGGGTTGGGAATTATACACAATAGAAAATTGTACACATTGTAAGACCCAATTAGACGATATTCCAACATATAAAAATTATATTATGTTTTCAAAAAAAGGTGATATTATTTCTAATCCAACAAATAATTATACAACAAATTTACAAATAAGTGATATATATGCATTTCCTTTATGGCATAATATTTATACTAAAAAAAAAATATATGGGGTATGTGACATTAAATTTATAATAAATTATTACACCAAAGAGAAAGAGAATTAATTTTTTGGCGGTATTGGCTTTGGTGGTGTTGGGAATTTTGATTTTATATTATCTTCAATTTGTTGTTTAATAGCATCCAGGTCAATATTATTAATTTTATCTTTTATATCATTAATTTTATCTTTTATGTTATCGGCATTAGAATCTGGAGTATTGCTAATTTTTAACGTAAATGGATATGATTTATCTCCCTTAGTATTAAAAAAAATCATATCATTTTGAGCATTTACTAAATCCATAGGTGTTATTTTTTTATCATTTAAATTTATAAGATTTCCAGTAATGGTGGTACCACTAACACTTGTTACAATAGGATGTATATTTTGTATATTGTCAAATGTAGGAATTATTTGAAATGTCGCTTGAGCATTTTTTAAAATATCCATATTAGAAATATCCATCCATTTAATAACTGTATATACACCGTTTATCAATTTAACAAAAACAATTGAATTAATAACGTTTTGTTTTGCAATAGACGTCACTGCTAAACTATAAATATATTTATTATTTTTTAGTTGACTGATACCTTGAATATGTGTAAGCAATACATTGCTTTCTTTTATTTGCCCCCCACTAATACTGGCCGGATATGTAATTTGACTCCAATTACTAAAAGTATTTTTTAATGAATCATATGTAACAGCATAGCCCGCAGCGACTAATCTAATATACCCACTTTGACCATTAGAATTAATGTAGTCTCCAATTTGAACAAATTCATATGGAATATTTGTGGTATACCCCCCAACAATAACATATTTATAGGCGCCAATATACCATAGTCCATATGCAGTAGTTGTTATTGATCCCGGATATTTAATCTGAACTGAATCTTTTGTCTTAGTGTTATATATATATGCTTTTGCCAAACTAGATAATATCCTAAATATTCCTTTTTTTTTATTTGCATTATATATAAGACAGTCTCCCATCATAGAGTGCCCAAATGTATATAATTGTTTGGCGGGAGTTACAATTGGATAAAAACATTTTGCATTATTTTTTTTAATATCATCTAATGTTCCACTAAAATAAAACCCGACATTTCCCTTTTCCCCAGATACAGTGTAACAGCCAACAAATTGATAAATTGAATCTTTTGAATTTGACACTGCTATATAATTTGGCCCATATAAACTAGTGACGACTACATCTGTATTTGGATAATTAAGGTAATAATAACCATTATTAGCACTAGTACTTAATCCTTGAATAAACAAAACTCCACTATTTGTATAACTATTATTTGATGATTCAATTCCATACCCAAGAGGAATTCTTGAAGATCCACATCGTATTTGAACATCACCAATGGTTTTAATTCCTTGCCAAAATGCAACATATGCCTCAGGATCTGTTCTTTCATATGAACTAAATGAGGCCAATTTATAATTATAATTAATTGTTGACCCAGTTTTAGCCATGCTAGCAAATGCGGATCCAGTTGTCGCCACTAAAAAAATCATTATGATGATAATGATGCAAAAAATAACAATAAACGCAACATATATTGCAAAATTATTAACCGGTGGTAATGGTTTTAGTGGTGGCAAATGTATTTTTATTTTTGTGGAGTTAATCATATTGTTTTTATATTATTAATAATAAAAAAATAATAATTTAAATACAAAAAAAAATAATCTTTTTAAAATTTATAAACTATGTTATAAAAACATAATTTCTTCTTCTCTCCCTAGAAGGTAAAACATATTAATATTTACAACTCGATCCCTATCTATTTATCACCTATGGTGCACCCGCATCCATGTAAAGAGGCGAAACGTCAAAATTTGGCGGTAATGCAGTCTGTACGCCATTCTCATATCTGTGCGTTTCTTGCTTTATAGCCGTTAGCTGTTTCTCTGCAGCATTAGTAATCATTATTAATGCAATTGTTGCCGGGAATCTGTCTTCTTGGATCGCAAATTTATGATTCTGGTGAACAAGCTTACCATTAAGCACGAAGTTGTTATGTGCGACCATAAGATGAAAAGCGGCATTAATTATTGCATGCAGTTGGGTGAGCTTATCGTCCGGATCCCTTGACACCTGTGGTGTGCCACTGAGCGCCTTAAAGGTGTCCTGTGCTAAACCATGCATCATGAATTGAGTCGCTTGGCCATTATCACCATTTAGATGATTAAGCCATATGGAGAGTACCGCAATAAGCGCATTCTCATTTGAAGAATAAGTTTTATGCATTTCACCTTCACCAATAAGAGCGTTCTTATTTGATGACGAAGAAGACGAAGAAGACGAAGACGAAGCTTTACGCGTTTCGCCTAATCCTTCAAATTCAGGAAAGAGCCCATTGCGATATACCGCAAAGATGAACTTATAAATAAATTCATTTGCCGCCAAATCATCGAACCCATTAGCGGTCAAAATCCTCCGCATTCCCTCAAAACAAGACATTGCATTCTCAATTGTTTTTGTGTCAAATTTGATATCATTGCATCCAGTTGCAATATTCCATCGTTGCGCATGGGAAATGTTGGTTTGAATAGAAAGCATTTGGAATAAAATGCCTCCTATGGAATCATTATTCTGACCCACATCAGAAATACTAACATTGATACTACCAGCACCAACAGCAGTAGCAACCGCAACAACCGCAACAAGAGCAGCGCCAAAACCAGACATCTTTTTGCTATAGGATCAAAGCTTTTTTCTATTACATTCTAAATTATCAAATATGCTAGTCTATTTTTATCGAGGTTTTCTTGTTTTTTTCTTTTTTTTATTATTTTTTTTCTTTTTTATTTTTTTTGTTATAAATATAAAATGAGTGGTGAATATTCTATTATATATGTATTTAATAAATTATCAAACGCTATTGAGAGGATATTGTATGACAAATATGATAAACAAATTCATACTCCTATAAATGATAAATTATTGGAAAAATTATCTAAAAAAAATCATCAACGATTAAAACAATTTATTGAAAAAATTCCAAATTATAAAAAAAAATATTTTCATGTTACAACTTATATCATTACTCATATTGTAGACACTGATAAAAATGAAAATAGTTGGCTTGGAAATGGTATTTATAAAAATCCAATTGGATTATGGTTTTCTTGTGGGGTATCTTGGCAAAATTACATTGGATATAGCCCAAATAAATGGGCTTTATCAACATACATATATGAAATAATACCATCAAAAAATATTTTACATATAACATCGATTGCGGAATTAATAAAATTTATAAATAAATATAAAAAAAAGAAGATAAAAATAACTGATGTAATAGATTGGAAATTAGTAAAAAATAATTATGATGGTTTAATCATATGCCCATATTTAGGAGATAAAATATGGGGTAAAAAAGCAAATGAACTTGGAATATATGGCAATAAAAATAAAATTAATGAATATTATAAAAAAATAATAGGTAATAAAAAAGAAAATATATATTTTTTAGCTGAATGGTATAGGCATTGGGAAGCTGGCACTGGTGTTATTTGGAAAAAAAATGCAATTTTAGATATACAATTACTAACCAAATTAAATACATTTGATTCCATTTTTGTTAAATAAAAAGTGTCTAAAAAATAAAACTTTTTTCCGTCTCTATCTAAAATATAAAGCTTTTTTCTGTCTCTATCTAAAAAATAAAGCTTTTTTTCGTCTCTGTCTAAAAAACAAAACTTTTTTCCGTCTCTATCTAAAAAATAAAACTTTTTTCCGTCTCTATCTAAAAAATAAAATTTTTTTCCGTCTCTATCTAAAAAATAAAACTTTTTTCCGTCTCTGTCGCCCATTTAAATTTATTTAGTTCTCTTTCATTATAGTATTTATCTAATGGGATATTAAATCGTTTTAGGGTCGCAATTGTGATTCTGGGATCAATATAATTCATTTTAGAGGTGCCCAATGCCAAATGTGCGCTTTTCTCCTTTTCTTTTATTTTTTTGATTTTGTCTTTATATGATTTACTATCTTTATCCAATTTGGCAATTTTATCCTTTACAGATTCACGCTTTGTTATATTTTTTTGATGATTACATAACATTGCGACCGCAATATTGGCATCATTAATAATTTTTAATATGTCTTCAGTGGAATTTTTGCCTTTTGTAATTGTCATACCACTTTTAGAATTTGCACTTGCACTTTTAGAATTTGAAGCCTTTACATTATAGCTAAATCCTTTGCTTGCATTATAATGATTTTTATTTTCCTTTCCAGATGATAATGCCCTTATTGCATTTAAAATTTCATCTTGATATAATTTGCTGGAGTTATATGTTCGAAACACCCTTGCGGTTAATTTTTTCATAAATTTTTTTAAATAATTGTTTACATCATTTGTGGAGATTAAATGAAAAATATCCTCATTGGGTTTTTTGCCTTTTATAAATTTTGCCAAGTTATCATATACCGTTGATGTTACTTTAAATACATTTATATATCTTACACTATCTTTACCCAAAAAATCCAATTCTATTTTGCCATCATCCAACATTTTAATGTGTTCAACTCTTAAAGATACTGTCCCAACTGTATCGGCTTCATCTTCACCTTTTTCATTCCCAACTCTTAGGGCAAATATATCTATAAAGTATACCGCGGTTGCAATTTGGCGTGTCTTTAAATCAGATCCGGTCATATCAGATGTGTATTTTTTGCGCACACGATCAATCATTGCACCCAATTCTTTTGCGGTGTTAAATTTGACTTCATCTTTACTTGCTTTAATGTCTGATTTATCCGATAACCATACATATTTGGTTTTTCCAGTAATTAAATCCTTCCAACTTGCCAACCAATAACTTTTTGGCTCATGTATAATATCACCCCACTTTAATTTTTTAGGATCGGTATTTGGGGCAAAACAATTATGATCAATGTCTGGAATGGGTGCACCTTTGCTCATATTCAGGGTTATGTCATTTGGATAAACACGCCATTTAATACAACCCAATGAAGGATGTGAACCACGCCCAATAAAAATAGAGGGAGGCTCAACCATAAAATTACCCACTGGCTGTTTCTTCCCATCAATAACGGCAAACTTATATTTTTCCGAGATCTTGTCTTTTTTATCTTTCTGGCGTTTCTTCTCTTCCTTGGACATATTTTTCGCAACTTCTTTGGTCTTTGCTATATGGGCTTGGATTTTACGAAAATCACATAAATTTATATCTTTAATAGGAGAATCTTTTGGGAAAAGTTTCTTCCAATCTGAAAAAAAATTCTTTTTAAATATGGACTTTGCATAATACTCACTATCAATATAGCGGGCATATATAGTGGCATATTCTTCTTGTTCTGGACTTAGTGTAATTGGAGAGCCATTATATGTAATAGGTATCTTATGTGGAATATATGCGGGAGGAAACATAACCCCATGATGAATAAATGTTTTCCAAAGTTTTGACATGTTGTTTATATATATTTGGCAATATAAAAAAAGAATAACAAAAAAATTTTGTTTTTTTTTCCTTTTAAAATTATTTGAATTGAAGATAGAAGATCTTCTTTTCCTACACTGTTATTCCTCTTCCTGTACATTCCTGATCCAACTGACTCTGTACTTAAATTTCCACTAACCATATTCATATATAGGGCTAGGTTATTATTACCTTAAATATATATATTATAGGGAGATATTCCAAATCAATCCCTTAAAAGTCCAAAAACCTTTTAGACTTCATCGCCTGAATGCTCATCCTTCTTGAAGTAATCACCTCCCATAGATGCATGCCTGGTCATTGTAGGTGCTGTTGGAGATAGTATCTCACCATCGTCAGAGTCCACCTTTGATTCTTCAGCGCCAGTTTGCTGTGGCGCTTCAGTAGAAGATGAACTCTGTCTGGTTAGAGTAGGCTTGCTATCAAATGCAACAATACTTGACTGTTGTTCTGAACTTTTCGACCCATTGCCCTTACCTTTTCCCTTACCTTTTCCCTTTCCCTTAGCGTCTTTGACTTGCTCTAATTTGGAGATAGCGATATCTGCATCAGAATTAGGGCTAGATCTGTACTCTTCGAAACAATTTGAATGCTGTCGGATAATTTCATCCAGTATTGGCTTGTTATCGCCACCAGTGACAAATTCCTGAATCAGAGCAAAGTTCTTTTTACCATAATTACGAATGAGAGCATCTTGTTGCCGGTTAATCGAAACCACGGTAGTAATAAGATCAATATTTTCCAAAAGAGTTGCATTGTATTCTGCGGCATCTTTAAGCTGTGCATACTTTACACTTTCAAATGTTGAGTATCTTAAATCTAAATTAGACGCTTCAAAACTAACTGGTGCCGTAGATACTGCAGTAATGAAAGTGTAACCATCTACTGTAGTTACCCCAAATGGCGCAGAGAGTCTGAATACTGAAGTTGCACCTGGAGCCATAAATTCAACAGTAGGGACATAATCGACTAGTTCCAATCTAGCAAATTCCATTTCCATGGCATATTGCATGCAGATCGTCTTTAATTCTAACAAATCTTGATCTGACACCTGGAAAGTATTTGTCGAGAAAAATGACACTGGAGATAATAAATTTTTCAAATCATTAAAAGATTTGAACCCTTTATCGGGCAGAATCATTTTGCATGACTCCAGATATTTGCTTCCTTCTTCCGTACACACCTTTTGTGTAGAAAAATACAAGACTATCGCCTGCAAATTAAAGCTATCGAGTATTTGACTCTTTTTTCCACCCGTGATAGATGTAAGCAATGTAATTTCCTTAGGAATATCCACACCTCTTGAGAATGCCAATAGCATAGCAATACGAGTATTGATGATATCATCATCTTTTGCAGCAACAAAGTGTTTTCCATTGGAAAAGGAAAGAATGGCTAGACTGGTTTTGACAACGCCATTCTTGTTCAAACATGTCCCATGCAGAGTGGTTGTGTATTCAAACTGAAAAATCAAATCCATAAGTTCCACCAGTGCATTATTTGAGCATGAAAAATTCGAGCACAGAATGAATCTACCTAGGGCTAGAAAATCATCCAGACGTCCACTTTCTTGGTGAGCAATAAATTGCTCTTCCGTAGAATCTAATGCAATAGATCCAAATCTGGAATTGTACGCATTACTAAATGGCGTGTCTGGGTATTTGTTATTGAATGATGTGAATGCATCTACAAGTATTTTGATTGCTAATATGGCATCTTTCTTAGAAATTGACCTATTCTTGCTAGTAGCAGAATTATATGAAACAATCGGTTTGAATGATTGCTTAAATTGTTGAGTTACATTTTTGCCTCCTTTTTTTGGCATGTAAAAGTTCTGAACAATAGCAGAGATTTCCTCTGTAGATAATGGAGGAAAAACTTTTTGACTTGAAGCCTCAGAATCTACAGCCTCAGAATCTACAGCCTCAGAATCTACAGCCTCAGAATCTACATCCTTAGAAGCCTCTGAAGCTGTAGTATCTTCATATTCTTTTTCAGAAATATTGCCTGTTGTCACAGTGGTAACACAAATTGTGTATTTGGCTTTAAACCCCCCTTTAACAATATCCAGTAAGCTGGTACCAGTCTGGTGTGCCTTAAAAGCTCTTTCAATCGATTCTGATAAACTCGGATTTGTCTTGGAGTCAAACTTTTCTTGAATTCCAGTATAGACTACTGTAATGGTCGCACCAAATTTAGCTTCGTGTTTCACTTTGTTATCGTGATAACTTCTTGCTTTATTGAATAATAATTCATTATCTAACTGCCACGCTTTAAGTCCTTTAGTTGAAGGATCAAGTGATCCACTAGGAGTGACACCATGATTGGCATCAAAAGAGTTGCTAGGCACTGAAGGGCTTCTGGACATCTTTGAGAGTGATTTGGTTAACTTAAAAGTTAAAAGTGCTTGAGAAGCTGTGGTTTTTAGAAATATCTTCTAAAATTGCTTAATATATTTTAAATATTCAAATATCCGACAGCTAAAAAAAGGATTATATTTGATTTTTGAATATATTTTATAAAATGTTAGAGAGCCATGTGTAAAAGGTGTGGAAAAGACTGCAAAATAGTACCAGATTATGAATTTGACCCGAATGAATCCGTGTATCAATTTTGTGGCATTTTCTCCCATCCAATAAACTTTACACCATCAATAGTGTGGTAATTTTGAATTACCCCGCATTTAAAGATGAAGACACCATTTCCATATTTGGTGTGATATTTTTTTGCTTGTTGTTGGACACCATTCTCCAGAAATTTATGTGCATAATAAGGATAATTTTTAACTTCAATCCATTTAATAGGGAAATCATTCAAAACCACATTTTCGCCTTTGTCAAACAAAAAGTCCGGGGTCGCCAATACTTCTTCACTTTCTGGGTCTTTATCTTTTGCCTCTGTGTGTTTGTCTCTTATTTCATTTTCCGTCAAATATGTAATGCCTTTACTCTTTAATAATTTAGCCACGGCATTCTCAAATTCATTTGCACGATTTCTTGCGTCTACTGTATTTACATATGAAGTTGGATCAGTTTTTAGGATATGATCCAATTCTGAATTGATTGCATTTAATTTCTCCGGGAATGGCTTTACTTTTTTTATAAAATCTTTAATTTCTTGCTGTGAATATCCAAAATCTGAGCATAATTGTTTTAATGTTAACATATAAGGAAATTTATGTTTATCCGCAATCAAAGTTAGATCATAGCCATTCTCAAAATCTTCTTTAATTGTTTTTGCCATAGCTTCAATGTGAGATTTACTATAGGCAATCATTTTTTGCATTTCCATACCACGAATTGCACATAGTTGCATATAAGTAGTATCAAAATCTATATTATATTTATTTTCCAATATATGCGCTTGTCTCTCATAAAATTTCTGATCTTCTTCTGTCATCCCATTAAAATTTGGGATAGATTTATGTCGATGCTTTATAATGTTTAATATATCCGATAATAACTCTTTTGAAATATATGGAATACTATCTACTGTTAATATCGTTACACCTTTTTTACTAGCAACATTTTCTTGCTTACTCGCAACATTTTCTTGCTTGCTAGTAATGTCATCAGAATGTAAACTTTTATTTTTTTTTGACTTTCCACCTCCATATATTGAATTATTTCTAGCTATTGAATTATTTATAGATATTATATCTTTACACCGACATTGATTTAAAAAAATAAAAACAATTGAAAAAATTAAAATAAAAAAAAGTATAAAAAATATACATAAATTCATTTTCCTATATTTATATAAATATATAAATTATACAAATTTGAATACAAATTTAATTGTATAGATATAAATTTATATTTGAATACATATTTAATTGTATTATATACATACATTTGAATATACATACAATTACAATTCTATACAATTACATTTGTATCATTGTATATAAATACAAGTGTATAAATATGAGTAATAAATTTTGCCCAAATTGTTCAAAAAATATGATTAGATCAATTTCAAATGATTCTGTTGAATTTGTGTGTAGTTGTGGTACTAATATTAGAGGGGATGATTATGATGTATTAATTAAATCATATACGGCGGATACTGAATATAAATCATCTGAAAAAGATTCAGAATTAATTAAAATCGCAGCAAAAGATAGAACTGTCGAAAGAGTTGCAATTCCATGCACAAAATGCAATCGAAAATACCAATCTAGGATTAGAGATGGCAATAGTATACATATAACTTGTATATGCAATAAATAAAAATTAAAAAATAAAAAAATTAAAAAAATAAAAAATTAAAAAAATATCATAAATATAAATAAAATGAATAATTCAATATTATATTGGGGGCCTCTTGGGTGGGATTGGTTGCACAATTTAGCTAAATATTATCCATGTTTTCCAACTGAAAATGATATTTATTTTCATTATTTAAAATTAAAACAATTTATTGAAAAATTGCCATGTATGGAATGTAAAATTCATGCCATTAAATATATTAAACAAAATCCAATTAATCTATTATCAAACAGAGATTTTCAAATTTGGGCATATGTATTTCATAATGCCGTAAATAAAAGAATTGGAAAAAAAGAATTTTCATTATTAGAGTATAATATTAAATATAGAACAAATTTAATTTAAAAAATTCAGATTTATTCATATAAATAGATTTTATTCATATAAATTCATATAAATAGATTTTATTCAGATTTATTCATAATTTTATGTAAATTTACATCTGTGATCATTTTTTCTGGAAGAAGTCCACCAATTGGAATGGTTCCACTTGTTGATTTTAATAATTTTTTTCCACATTCTATAAAAATATCACCATTTATCGTTGTGGAAAAAATATCTTCATATAAATGAATCATTCTAGTTCCTTTTTTAAGCTCACCTTCTATTGTTGTAGTTAGAGTTAATTCTTCCATTTCTATACTATAGCTACTTTTTTGGCCATTTAAATATAATCTAATTGAAAATTTTGGAACTTTTAATAAATTAAATATATTCAATGTTTTACACCATTCATCTTCATCCGGTGTAATATTATTATAATAATACCAATATACAATTCTACGAGATTTTTCTGTATCTGAACTTTCAATAGTAAAATAATTAAATTTAGATCTTCCATTTATTTTTATTTTTTTTTTTGTAATATTAAAACAATCAATAATTACTAATATCATGGATGCCCATTTAATAAATGCCTCCAAATATATATAAATTCCCGTTGCAATATCCAAAAACATTCTTATACAATTTTGACAACAAAGTATACAATCACTTATACCTAATCTATCCCTTTTTTCAATTATTTCCTCAATGATTGGTGCAACCTTATGTATCTTTTCGTTAGGGTATATAATAGTTGGGTTATTTATATTTAATATAGTTATTTCCACATGATCGGATCCAATTAAATTATCATCACTTGATTTATCATCACTTGATTTATCATCACTTGATTTATCATCACTTGATTTATCATCACTTGATTTATCATCACTTGATTTATCATCACTTGATTTATCATCACTTGTATCCTCACTTGATTTATCATCACTTGTATCATTATTATTTAAACAATTTTCTTCAGTTAAATTGTCATCACTTGATTTATCATCACTTGTATCATTATTATTTAAACAATTTTCTTCAGTTAAATTGTCATCACTTGATTTATCATCACTTGTATCATTATTATTTAAACAATTTTCTTCAGTTAAATTGTCTTGATTTGATATGATTTTATAATCAATTAACATATTTGATTTTGAATATATAAATTTATACAATATATAATTGTATTATATATATATAATATACAGCTATGAGCACTTTAGATGAAAACGAATTTGATGATATTCATCAAGATGATATTGATGAGGATGTAATTGAAGACCCAGATGTTATTAATGATACAGAATTAAATGATATTCCAGATGATGATCTTGATGATGATGATTTAGATGAACTAAACCAAGATGATCAAGATGATCAAGATGGCGACATTGAAGAAGACCAAGGCCAAGGCCAAGACATTGACCAAGATATTGACCAAGATATTGAAGATTATGGCCAAGGTCAAGATATTGAAGATTATGGCATAGGCGCAGAAGATGGTAAATTTGATAATCCACCAATACTTATTGATACAAATAAATACACATCTGATAATAGATTATTACATAAATCAAAAGAAGAATTAATTAGAGAAATAAATAAAAAATTAAAAAAAGACTTTTATACATCATCTTTAAAAAAAAATACAGTATTAGAGGAAAGTAATAAGCCATCATCGATTATTATAGTTGCGCCTCAAGATAGAATAACTTCTGATTTATTAAAAAAAGAAGAGACGTCTTACATTCTATCAGTAAGGGCTACTCATATTGCAAGATATAGCTATCCAGAATCTATGACAAATATTGTAAAAAATGAAACTGATTGTAGAACCATTGCAAAATTAGAATTACTTAATAAAAGAACACCATTATTACTAATCAGAAAAGTTGGTGATAACAGATATGAAATTTGGAATATTAGAGAAGAATTAAAAATAAATAGTTTATTTTTAAATATATAAACTAATTATTTATTTAAATATGAATATCTTATCTCAAAAATTAAATATATTAAATAATATTTATAAATCATCATTATTTGAAATTATTTTAACTAACAAATATGAATTATTAACTTTTTTTTCGACTTGTAGTGATACCACACATAGTAGTGATACCACACACAGTAGTGCCAAATCGCCCCATTATCGCAATAATAAATTATTTATAGATAAATATGAGTTACCCCCCATTATTAATCAATTTATATATGATAAATTATGTGATAATTTATTACATTTGTATGCTACTTGTAATCCAGAAAAAATATTAGAAAAAATATCAATAATATTTATTGGGGATAAAAGCGAACACATTGTTTCTTTTTTTAAGAAAAAAAATAAACATGTTTATGTAATTTATATTAATGACAATATTGACGATAATAGTAGTATTGACGATAATGACAAATATATTTCCATAAATAAAAAAGATATGCATTATAAAAACAATAAAATAATTGATTTTTTATCAAAAAGTTCATATATTTATATTTTTAACAATCAAAAAATGATAAAAGAAATGCCAAATATAGAAATAGAATTAGAATATTTTGATTTATTGGTTTCTATTTTTAGTATCTGTTTGTTATCATTAGAATTTAATGGTGTAATATATTATGAATTTATGTATTTTATCCATGATGAAACTTTTAAATTTTTAAATTACATATCAAATCATTTTAATAAAATTATTTATCACAATCATATGATCACAACTGAAAAAATTGGATTTATTTCTTTTGATGCGTTTAATAAAAATATGAATGTAAAAAAAATACATACATTAAACAAACATTTAAGCATTATTGGTGGTGGAAAAGAAAAAAGAAATCAAAGTGAAGAGTCTGTTAATAGTAATATTAAAAAATATATAGTTGAGGTTCCAAATATTACATTATATATTGTGGATTTAGATATTGGGAATTCTAAATCCCCACATGACATTTGTTTTCCAAAATTAGATATCCCAAATTATAAATTAAAATTTATACAATTATTTTTTGACATATATGAGAAAAAAATAATAGAATTAAATAAAAAATATAAAGAGATATTATATGTGAGAGAACATCATAAAAAAATAGTGATAGATATTCATCCATATATAACAACATTAGTATCAAACGGTGTAGATTTTTGTCAAAAATATGATATTGAAATCAATAAATATTATATTGATTTTACACCATTAAATCATACATATTTTATAGAAAAATATTTTAAAAAAACCCCTAATGTAAATTTAAAAAATATAAAAATATCAGTTGATTCAAATTATAGCATAACATTACCTACCGTTACTGAAAAAATGGCAAAACACATTAAAAAAAATATGCCAAGTATAAAATATATTATAGATGGGACGGCAAATATTGGATCGACTGGCATTACATTGTCATTTCATTTTAATCATATATATTCAGTAGAGCTAATTAAAACCACATATGATATATTAACTCATAATGTAAATGAATATAAAATACAAAATATGACCACATTTAATGAATCTATCATCACCTTTATGGAAAACATTAAAAAAAATATTAATAATTTTAACACAAATGAATATTGCTTATTCTTAGACCCTCCATGGACTGGAGTGTTTTATAAAACAGAGCCCATCATTGATCTATATTTAGATGACATAAACATCATTGATTTTCTAAAAAAAATTGATATCAAATACATATGCTTAAAAGTTCCATACAACTATAATATGGCTTATCTATATAAAGCATTTTATAATGTTGTTATATATAGAGTTAGTGGATTTTATTTCATACTCATCACTATCTTTTAGGAAAAGAAAGAGTTGTACATAATTTCAATGCTTTGAGTTGTGGTTTGAGGATCTTCAATCAAAAGAATATTAAAATTAGGATACATTTGTCTATGTGTGGACAAATCTTCAATTAATTTATTACAAAATTTAAAACATTTTAACACCTTTAATTTAAATTCTTCATCTAAGAATCTAAGCCATGGCAATAATTCGCGCAATTCTTCTGAATCCAATAATAAATTATCAATAAGAAATTGAATCTCATCAAATGGAATCATTTTATTCATTTCATTTCTATTTGGCAATATAACCTGTAAATGGAATGAATCATTTGTTGGATCAAAATTCTCTAAATTGATATACATAGCTAAATTATCCCCACAAAAAATGTCAATTCTTTTAAATTCTGTAGAATATGACACATCACACCCATTGACTGAAATAGTAATCTTAATTCCAGTATTCATATTTTTCACAAAAAGGCGTATAAAAGTATAATACTATAAAAGTATAATACTATATACTTATAATACTATATAATATTCAAATATTTAAAAAAGTTTTTCCACTCGGACAAATTCAATAAATTGAATTTTCCAAATTTTCTTTGTCTCCTCGGATAAATTCAATAAATTGAATTTTCCAAATTTTGTAAAAGAAAGAGTTCTTTGTCTTCTCGGATAAATTCAATAAATTGAATTTTCCAATTTTTCTTTGTCTCCTTTCTTTTCCCAAAAGAAAGAGGAAGAAAGAGTGTTATGCAATTTGATATTAATGACATACAATATAAATTACGGGTTACATTGACTGAATTAATTGAGTTGCCATTGGATTGCCCAAATATACAGAGAGATTTAAATGTTGACAACGTAGAGAAAATTATTCATTTTCAAAAGAAGTATTTTTTGGAGAAATCTTCCTTTTTATTTATTGGTGATCTTCAAGTTGCAATCGATATTGATACAAATAGATTGTATTTGATAGATGGTCAACATAGATATTTTGCAATAAAAGAATTGTGTGAGATTATGCCAGATTATTTTATTTCAATAAATTTTATTAAAATCTCTAGTATAAATAATATTTATCCAACATTAGAGGATGCGTTTATTTTATTAAATAAATATACTCCAATCCCTAGATATATATTAGATTGTATGGAAACCAATAATTTACACTATAGAGAAATCATTGATGATTTTAAGCATTTTGTTAAAAAACATTATAAATCTTATTTATCAAATGCAAAAGTTCCAAGATGCCCAAATATTAGCTTAGATCGAATGTGTGACAAAATAATGGATGATTCTATTATTATATTTCAGTATGTATTCAGTGGGAAAGAATTATATGATTATATGAATTTTATTAATAAAAATATATGGATTGTAAAAGACACTGAAAAAAAAGGACAAAAAAAAGGAGAAGAGTATTCTGCATATATTCAATATTATTTAACCGGTAATGATGATTGGACAACAAGTAAATTATTATTAACACAATTTAAAGAAGAATATGCAAATATTGACAATGCGAATATTGACAATGCAAATACTGCTTATACAGAAGCCATTACAAAAAGAATTACAATACCTCAAAAGGTTAGGCATGATGTATGGGAGAATTTTTTTGGAAAAGATTATAATGAACATAATTGTCCAATTTGTAACTTAACATTAATATCTATTATAAAATTTGAAGTTGGACACATTGTATCTTTGGCAAACGGTGGTGATAATAATATTGAAAATTTAAAACCAATTTGTGAAAAATGTAATCGATCTATGGGGGTAAAAAACATGGAAGAATATAAAAAAAAATACTATTAAAAAATACTATTAAAAAAAATACTATTAAAAAAAATACTATTAAATCAATTTTTATTCTTTTTTTTAATGTTTAACTAAATTATACGTTTAAATTTAATATTGTATAAATTAAATTTAAACGTATAATAAAAAATATGTTAGATGGTGATGTATTGATAATATCATCAAATATTAAACAAATTAATATACGAGAATATAAAGGTAATAAAAATATAAAATATATTGAATTTGAGCCTAGAAATAATGATTTAACATTAACAATTGAGAACTATGCATTTTCAAATTGTGATTTAAGTGGTGAATTAATCATTCCAGAATTTGTTATAGAAATTGGTGATTTTGCATTTGAAAATAATGCAAATTTAATGGCTATTGAATTTGAGCCCAGAAATAATTTATCACTATCAATTGGTTATTCTGCATTTCGGGCATGTGATTTAATAGAATTAAATATACCAAAATTTATTACAAAAATTGGTCAATACTCATTTAGTGAAAATACAAATTTAACAAAAATTAATTTTGAGCATAGAGATAATTTAATAGAAAATTTACCAGAATATTTACCAAAAGATTTAACAGAATCAGATGATAATTTATCAGAAATTGAAAAAAAATATAAATATTATTATGAAATTAAAAATGATTTTAATTTGATAATTGAGAATAGTGTATTTGAAGGCTGTGATTTAGAAGAATTAATAATTCCACCATTTATAAAAAATATTGAATGCTGTGCATTTTCTGAAAATACAAATTTAAAATCTATTAAATTTGAGCCTAGGGTTAATAATTTAAAATTACTTATTGGAAATGTTGCATTTGCAGGCTGTGATATAATAGAGCTTATTATTCCATCATTTATTATAGAAATTGGTGCTTCGGCATTTACATTAAATAGAAATTTAACATCTATTAAATTTGAGCCTATCTTAGAAAATATAATTATTGGCCAATATGCATTTTTGATGTGTAATATAACTGGAGAATTAATTATACCAAAATCAGTTTCAACTATAGGAAGAGGAGCATTTGCAAAAAATAAAAATTTAACTTCTATTGTATTTGAGCATAGAGATAATGATGTAGGACTAACTATTAATAATTATGCATTTTATAGATGTAATATTCAAGAATTAATAATCCCATCATTTGTTAAGCATATTGGCGCATCTTCTTTTTCAAAAAATGATCAATTATCAAAAATAATTATTCCAAGTAATATAATAGGAAAAAACTATAAATTCAATGATGATGATAATGATGGATATGATGAATATTATCTTGATGAATATGAAGATGTTGAATATGAGGATGAATATCTTCCATATAATAAATATAATTATAAAGATGTCATCTTTGGAGATATAGATAGTGAACTAGAATTTATAATAGTATAATTATTTTTTATTATTTTTTTTCTTTTTACCCTTTTTCTTTGTCTCCTTTCTTTTTACCCTTTCTTTTTACACTTTCTTTTTACCCTTTTTCTTTGTCTCCTTTCTTTTTACCCTTTTTCTTTGTCTCCTTTCTTTTTTCAAAAGAAAGAGTTTTGCATTTTTGTTTGTGGGTGTCCCAATGTTGCGTTTGGCATTCTTTACCACAATAGCAAACATTTAAACATCTACCACATCTTTTCATTTCGGAATGATGTTTATAACATCCACAATTAAAACAACTTAAATAGTCTGATATGTCTTTTTGGGAAAGATCAAAATCTGATACAAGTTTGCCATTTTTATTTGCTTCTTCTTGTTTACACATTCTACAAAACATAAATCCATTAAAATTATCATCAGGGATTTTTTCAAAATGTATTAAATTAATAATTGAACATACTACAATACTTTTAATTTCACTTGAATATATTTTTTTGCTTGCCTCACTAGATAATTTTCCACCAATGCCACCCATACTGTCTAATGTATCTGAATATAAATTATCTAAAAAATCCATATACTCATTGCATTTAGAATCATCCTTGTCTAATAAACCATTTACAATTCTTACCCATACACTTTTTTCCATTTTTAAATCAATTGGCATTGTAAATGAATTATATAAAATTAAAATCTCATACTCAAAACCATCGGGCAAATTTAACCCTAATAAACTACCAACATTAAATTCGAAAATATTTTCTTCCATTTCTTGCAAATTTGTCTTTGCTCCCTCGGACAAATTCAATTTATTGAATTTTCCAATTTTTGACACTTTTTCCATTTTTATATTATTATATACTATATATTATATTTCAAATATAAAAATGCCTAGTTTTTTGAAAAAAAATAAAAATGCCTAATTTTTCTCAAAAAAATAAATTCCTAAAATTAAATTAATCTTTTTTGCCTCCTCGGACAAATTCAATTTCTTGTAAATTTCCAAAAAGAAGAAAAACATTTTGGGTGAAGCCTTTTTTGTAAATTTTTCTTTGTCTCCTTTCTTTTGGAAAAAGAAAGAGTGTTACCATTTAGTATTATCTAAATCATATTTTAAATATACATCATTAAAAAATCTATGAAATTTATTCATACCATCAACGACTTTTTCAATTGTGGGTTTTCTAATTTTATTGATGGTACAAAAATGAACAATATTTGGGGGATTTGGAATTAAATCTTTATTTTTGCACCTATTGCATACAATATAAACGATACCATTAATTCTACTTGTTAAATTTGATCGAGATGCAATATTATTATGTACTAAAATTTCATAAATTTCAATAATTGATTCCTTTATTCTATTATATTCATCTTCTAATTTTTCCGTTATGTTAAAATATATTTTTATTCTGTAAAATAATGAATTAATTTCTGGATTAATTCTACTAATATTTAAATTAATATCCGTCACGTTTTTTGTATTTAATAATGATCTTAATATTTTTTCACCGGCGGCGAATCCATCTTGTTTAAGATTAAACATTGCAGATATGTCAGTTTTTGAGCATGTCTGATTATCAGATAATAAAACAAGTGATAATAATGCCGCCAATGTTACTTTTTTATTTGTGCTTCTTAATATAACTTTTTCTTGTTTATCTTTTTTAAAAATAATATTTTTTATTTTTTTTACATATTTAGAATATTTAATAATATCTTCTTCATTTTTTAATCCATATGTATCGGTGCATATACTATCATCCACTAATGATGGTGATGTAATTATTGAATAATATTTGGCGGTGTCCTTTAAATGATTTTTAGTAATGTCTACATACATATTGGTTTTATCAGAATTTTTTTTGTGCTCATTTCTCAAATCTTTTAATTCATCATAGGTTGAATTAATTCTTAATTTAAAATTATCTCCACCAAATGCACCGCTTTTATAAATTTCATTTCTATATAAAGAAGAATTTTGACCAACCATGGTAATTTGAGAATTTGATGATTCATGTTTTAATCCATCATCGGGAATACCATCAATATATCGAACAATACCGCAATTTGAATTTGTGCAAAATAAATAATTTGAATTTGATGAAAATACATTACCGCAGTGACAAGTATTATTTACTTTAATCCCACAATCGGTTTCAGTTTCACCTAAACTCAATAATTTTCCTTCACTAAATATTATATCCCAAGTATCATCATCGTCAATTTGGCTATCTGAACTGGTCGTATATAAATTATTATGATTTCCATCATATTGGCTACAATTTTGCTTTTCATAAAAACTGTAGCTCATTATATTGCCTTGTAAATAAAAGACTATATAATATAATATATTATATTATTTAATATATAGTATTTAATATACATATGGGGGTTTCAAATATAATACAGTATAGTATATAAAATATAATATACAAATATGTCTTGGGATGAATTATCAGAGAAAAATAAATATATTGGCCAAAAAAATGATATAAATTATGAAACTCAAATAAATCTTTTAGAGTTAGTACAAAAATTTATTATTCGAAAAGAATTAATTTTATATGGTGGAATTGCAATAGATTATGCACTTAGGTTAAAAGGGCAAAAAATATATAATGATGATGATATTAGTGATTATGATGTATACTCATCAGATCATATTTCTGATTCTGAGGAATTTGTAAATGAATTAACATCATTAGGGTATAGAGATATATCTGCAATTAAGGCATTACATGTGCAAACTATGAGAATTAGATGGGATCATATTTATATATTAGACATTGGATATATACCAAAAGTAGTTTTAGATAAAATTCCAATACTAAAATATAATAGAATGTCATTTGTAGATCCAATTTTTCAATATATGGATATGCATTATTCATTATGTTTGCCTTTTAGTGGCGCACCAATGGAAAATATAACACATAGATGGGAAAAAGACATTAAACGATTTAATATTCTCATAAAACAATATCCCCCGTCACAATATGAAAACGCTTTCTTTTCTAAAAAACTCTTTCTTTTGGAAAAAGAAAGGAGACAAAGAAAAATTATAAATAAAGGAGAAAAAATAAATAAAGGAGGAAAAATAAATAAAGAGAGAAAAATAAATAAAGAGGGAAAAATAAATAAAGAGGGAAAAATAAAAAAAGAGGGAAAAAAAAATAAAGAGGGAAAAATAAATAAAGAGGGAAAAATAAAGTTGGCTATGGTTAAGGCAAAAATATCTATAAAACCATCATATGTTGTATTAGAGATAAATTTGGAAAAATTGCCAAATTTAATTGTTAAAAAAAGGGGTGATTCGGATTTTGCCATTGCTGGATTTGGTGCATATGCAATTATTCGAAAAAATTTGGACACAATTGCAAATATGTTAAATATTGATTTAAAGACAACAATTCCAAAATTGGATATTTTTATCTCTGAGGATAATATTTTGCAAGTAGAAGTTCCAGATATTGGAGATAATAAATTACATTTTGTCACTTATAAATACATGGAAATTGTGAATAAATATAAAGATGTAAAAGATGCAAAACGATATAGGCAATATTTAGATATTAATTTTGAACATATTGATTTTGATAATATTTCTATATTATCCACAAGTGATAAATTATTATCTGCATTATTTTTAAATTTAAATATTATTGATCCAAATATATTGCCAAAAAATCAACCTGAAGAATTAGAAAATATATATATTGTCTCAATTCAATATTTATTATTATTTTTTCTATATCAATTTCACATTACAAATAATTCAATATTTATTGAATATTATTCTCATACATTAAATATGATTAAAGCCTCCGAAATGATGTTTCAAAACATGTTAGATAATCTTGATAAAAAAGGGGCGCATTTATCTGAAATAAAAAAAACTGAAGTAAAAGAATCCATCATTAAAATATTTAACAATACTGTATTTGCACCAATTATTTCCACATTTGGCACTTCTAATATTTCAACAAGCTATATCTTTCAAGAGGCAAAAAAAATAATGGAATTGAATGATATAGATAATATTCCAGATATTTTAGGATTAAAAAATATAAATTTTGATGAAATTAAAAACTTACCAAAAAATATATATCCACATAAAAAAGCACAAACTACAGATTTTTATAACAATCCAGTATTTAATCGAGATGGTGGACAAGTTGAACACTTGGAAAAAAAGTCATTTTTCGATTAAAATTGAATTTATTAGTAACTCTGAAATTGAAGAGCACAAAATTTTAGCGCAACAACTTATTTGCAAAATAAAAAGAAAAGAATTACTGACATTTATACATGCAAAAAAAATTGAAAAACAACCAAAAGAAAGTAAAACACAATTATTTATAATGTGTAGTTTAAAACCAAGAATAGATTGGTTAATGAATGTTGCATCATTTTTGAGTGAGGAGGTATAAAGAAAATATTTTTTTGTCAATTTATAAAAAAATGATATTTGAATATTTAGTATAATATTTTAAAAAAGCAATTTTTTAAAAAAAATGGATAAAGGATCAATTATATCATTGTGTAATTTACTATTGGTTCATTATAGCAATGAGAGTAATTTATTGTTATATAATATTGATTATAAATTATTAGACACTGATGATATATATACTTTTGAGTATAAAAATAGAATAAGTACAAGTTTGTACATAGTATTAAAATCTCATTTAAATTCAGATCATGAAAAATGGTGGGATGCTTGCATGATAGTTTCATTATATTATTGCAAAATTAATTTAATTATACATTTATTACAAAATTTTTCTTTTAATATTAATACAGTATTATTTAATACAAAAATTTCAACACCATTAATGTATGCTTGCAAATTTTTAAAAAAAAACACAGTTGACAAACAATTTGACAAACAATTTAAAATAATTAAATTATTGATAGAGAATGGGGCAAATATTAATATTAAAGACAATGGTTGCACATTATTAATGTATATCTTTATCAAATCTGATTGTACATATGCACAAAAAATACAATTATTAGATTTATTTATTGCCCATGGGGCAAATATTGATGATAGAGGTGTGTATAATAAAACACTATTAATGTTTATATGCCAACAAAAATACACCACTGATCAAAATCGTAGTGACTGTGTAGAATATTTAATTGATAAATATGGCGCAAATCCTAATTTATTTGATAGGTATAAAAATACAGTATTAATGTGTTTAATACAATTATATGGATATTATAATTATAGTCATACCGATGACAGATATTATGTGGCAGAATATTATAATAATATGGTTGAATTATTAATTATTAAATATAAAGTTGATGTAAATGCAATTAACATTGGTGACAATTTTAATGCATTAACTATGGTTTATCAAACAAATCTATTATTATCTACAGATATACATTTATTATTATGCACACCACAAAATATTTCTCATATTGGTCAGTATAAAATAAATTCACTTCAATATCTTTGCAAACGAATATCTACTAATAGTAGATATCCACATTTAAAAAGGTATTTAACTGATATATTATCAAATTTTAAACATATAGATTTATTATATGATGTACTCACAAGTCAACTTCATCATAAAATGCCCGCTCTTGAATTTATTAATAACTCTAAAATTGAAGAACACCAATTTTTAGCACAACAACTTATTTGCAAAGTAAAAAGAAAAGAATTACTGACATTTAATTATGCTGTACAAAAAATTACAGAAAAAATTACAGAAAAAACTGCAGAAAAAACTGCAGAAAAAACTGCAGAAAAAACAAAATTATTTTTCTATGCAAGTTTAAAAGCAAGAAAATATTGGAGTATGCATGTTACATCATTTTTGAGTGAAGACATTACATCTTTGCACATTTAAGACTTTAGAATCATATCATTTATGAATATTTTTTTTACAAGTATATTTGATTATATACCATTGATTATATACCATTGATTATATACCATTGAATTTATAATATAATTATGAGAAGAGCAAAACAATATGATCCAATAATTTATGAAAATTTCAATATTAAAAAAAGAATGATTGAGAAGTGCAATGCGATTGCATTGGAAAATAATAATGATAATTATATTAAGACATTTATAACCAATTCTGATTTTACAAAATGGGACTATAATTGTTTGAGAATTTCTATATATACTTGCGATTGTAATTTATTATTAGAATTAATAGTTAATGGTATTGATATTCATAAAATTTATAAAAATTGCACAAATTGTTTTATGTTTGCATTTATTATGTTGAGTTTCAATGATCGTAATTTTATTCATAAAAATATAATCAAAGTAATTAAATTATTATTAATAAATGGTGCAAATGTTAATAGTGTAGATAATACTGATTATTTAAAAAAAAATGCATTAATATATCTTATGTACTCTAATCATAATCAGGTTGAATTATTTGAAATTTTTGACATTTTAATTAAATATGGAGTTAATATTAATGCTCAAGATTTTATGGGAAGGACTCCATTGATCCATGGAGTACTGAATCGTAGGCTTAGGTTTATTGAAAAATTATTAGAGTATAACCCAAATATTAATTTAGTTGACAAATATGGGGACAATGCATTAAGCCATGCAAGTAGATTCAAAATTTTAGATATACTAGTTACCCCAATTGCCAAGATTTTATATACAAATCCAAATGTATGCACTATTGAGCAAAAACCAATACTTAAATACATTGCGTTAAATTCTAACAATTCGATTTTAATTCAACAAATTATTTGCAAATTAGAAAGAAAAGAATTTCTAATGTTTTTATATGCCGTAAAACAACAAAAATTGCAAAATGTTTTACTAAATAGTAAAACGCAATCGTTTTTCAATGCAAGTTCAAAACCAAGAATAAATTGGTTTATGCATATTGAATCATTTTTGAGTGATAGTATTCAAAAAAGTTAAGGCTTTCAAACACTATTTTTTTTACTATTTTTTGGACAGATTTAAATATGTAAAAAAAAATAATATTTGAATCAAAAAAATATAATATAAAAAAGTGTTCTTTGGATAGTGTAAAAAAGCATGGAATATGAAGTATACCATAGAATGGTAGAAAGTGAAGTATACCATAGAATGGTAGAAAGTGAAAAAATGAAAAAAAATATTATATCAGAATGTATTGAATTATTACAAAGAAATAGTGACGCCTTATTTAAAAAATGTAAAGATCTAAAAATAGATTTTCAACCGCATTTATACCCAGATAGTGAGAAGTGGTTGGGCGCTTGCATGATAGTTGCATTATATTACGGTCAAATTGATTTAGTTACACATTTATTACAAGATTTTTCATTTGATATTAATGCAGTGTTATTTGATTATTCAACACCATTGATGTATGCATTTAAATTTATAGGATTAAACAAACAAATTAAAGACATTCAAGTTAAAACAATTCAAATTCTTGATCTATTGATAGAAAATGGTGCAAATATGAATGTTATATATAAATGGGAGTCATTATTAATGCATATTATTTCTGACCCATCTCGTAATTGTAAACAAAAAATTGAGCTATTGCAATTGTTTTTAAGCCATGGTGTAAATTTTGATGCTATCGATTATGAGGGTACATTATTAATTTATATTTGTAGAATACCTATTTATAAATTTGTTGATAGATTTGGTTATATTACAGATGATAAAAATAAAATTGTAGAATATTTAATTCATACATGTAAAGCCAATCCACATTTAGTCGATATGCATGGAAGAAATGCACTCATGTATGAGATTGAATCATATAAGTATTACAGTCAACGATGCCATAAACCATTTGAACATAGAACTACTCTAATTTTCGAGATATTAATTAAATCCGGCGTAAATGTTGAGCATATTGATAAATATGGTAATACTGCACTCTCTCTGTTATATCAATCAGAGCTTGTATTACCAACAGAACTCCATCTAAGATTATGTACACCATTCAGTATTAATTTTGTAACAATGAGATTTAATCAAAAAACTGCTATGAATGCTATTCAGTGGCTTTGCTTGTCAATAAATGAATTACCAGAGTTTGACACTAGTCATTTTTACCAATATTTAATTGATCTATTGTCAAATTTGAAACATATTGATAGATTATATGATGCAATTATGATAGGTGGGCACTTAAGCGCATATGAAAGCATTAAAAGAATAGATCACATAACACTTGATGATATTGAAACTGAGTATAGTGATGATCTAATATTTATTACACATACTAAACATATAGCTTTATTACAGGAACTCATTTGCAAAGTAAAAAGAAAAAAATTACTGACATTTTTACATGCAATACGGCAAAAAGTACATAATAAAAAACGTAATCTTGATTTATTTGTTAAAATTAGCACAACATCAAGAATAGATTGGTCTATGCACATTGCATCATTTTTAGGTTGGGTTGTTTAAAATATTATTTTTTTGTATGCATTCAAACCCATGAGGAGTCCCTATAAATTGGCGATCCATCCAAAGTACGATTTGCCGTTGATGTTTCTTCTGCAATGATATCTATATATAATTTTTTTTTATTTATGTTTTCTATATATTTATCCAATGGGAAGGGAAATATATCTGTCATTTTATTAGTTCCTAAATTTTCTTCAATGGTTGATATATTTGCCCAAGGTGGATATTTATTATAATTATTTCCACTATATTTTATTTCATTATTGTAGTTATATCCATCTACAATATCTAAATTTGACACATCTGTATTGGCAAATGAATAGAAAGAAAATAATTTATCAATGATTATTTTCGCTGGAGATTTTATCTTTGGGATTGGCTTCTCTCCTTTGATAAAATCAACAATGTCAGAAAGGCCTCTAATTAATAATTCACGGCTCATCTTTTCAATATCTTGAGATATTTTTTTAGCATCAATAAATGATTGTATCTTTTCTTTTTTATTTATTAAAGGAATTGGGACAAATGGTTCCAATGGTTTTAATATAACCTTAGGCTGTTTTAATATTTTATTCTTCGATTTAGTTTTATTCTTGGTTTTATCTTTGGTTTTATCCTTGGTTTTATTTTTGGATTTTGATGTATTCTTGGTTTTTGTTTGCCTCTTTTCTTTTTTGCCCCCTAAATTCCAAATTTCCTTCATTGTTTTACCCATTTTTTTAATATCAAAATCGCTACTATCATCAGATAATATCTCATCTTCACCATCATTATTAGTATTATCATATTCTTCATCATTGCAGTGGCAATGATCCGAGGCTGTCATTGCCACTTCAATATCACCTCCAATTTTTTTGATACAGGCATTTGCTTCTGTTATGGTCGCATCAAAAAAATTAACAAGGCATCCACCAATTGCCATACAATCAATGCAACACAATACTGGAAATATAATATCATAATTTGATAAAATCGCCGCTTTAATGTGTTCTTGATTTTGCTGTGTGAATGTTGGCGCATATCTATTAAATGCTTGCAAGATTGTATTTGTTTGGTCTCTATAAAAATTGGTTGCGTATTGTGAGCCTCTTCCATCTTCTTCTAATTTTGGTCGAAATTTATCGCCTACGATTGCACGGCTAAAATCTATAATGGTTGCATTAATCCCAGTCGCTGGAAATAAATAAATTTCCGAATCTTCTACCCCAGTTGCATACACAACGGTTGCCTTTTTATAAAATTTGTCAAAACTATCTGGCTCAAAATATAAACCCTCATCTGTATCAGGAAAACAATTTCCCCATAAATTAATTGTCAAATTATTACTATGAATATCTGAATGAACAATATGTGTTTTTGTATGCATACAATATGCCCCATATAAATAATTAAAAATATAATGAAATGTAATATCTTTATTAGTCATTAATTCTCTAATTACTGGTGGGTGAACTAATGACTTTGTAATATAATTATTTACTGAATGCAATGTCCAACCTACATCTTCAACGATATTTAACAATGATATATTAGATACAATAAGATGTGTATGTGCATATTCTATATCTTCATATAACATTGCATTATACTCTTTTGTATTATAATTTGGATCAATTCCCATCTTCACAATTGATGACAAAAATTCTGTCTTTTGTTTTAAATGATCCTCTTCTGTATCTATAATTGTTGATACTGTAATTTCAGAGCGTAAATTTTCAATTTCAGCACCGCCAATTATTTCAGCACCGCCTAAACGGCAACTGCAACCACCAATTATTAAACCGCCACAATTACATCCACCAGTTATATTATTATTCGGTTGATCAATTCCGGCAATTTCGCCAATAGTCTCTCTTGCCTTTCTTAGATCATGTATTGTGTGAGATATAACATCACTAACTGCATATTTATTATGCATTGCATCATTTTCAAATAGGGTTAGATCTGAGCCAAAGATATATGTATAATCTCCATAAAGTGGAAATGATGGGGTTAAATAATTGATAACAAGATTACTTATCTCTTCTGTTATATTTATTTCTTTCCAAGATGGTGTATTATATTCCCTTGGTGTCATAATTTCATTGTAGTATAATGGTATTATTTTTTGCCCACATTTTACTTCAGATAGATAATTTTTATCTTCAAAATAAACATTTAATAATGAATTTGGTATATCTAAAATTTTTCGGCTTAATGCAATTAAATTTGGATAATCATTTCCAATTCTTAATATCATTTTTTTATATTTTGAATTTGTATGATTTGATAATAAACCCGTATAAAATTCCCATAAATCCAATGCAAGCGCATATGAAAATACTTTTAGTAACAATCTAGAATGTTTGTATTGCCGTGCTAATTTTTCATTATATGGGAAAAAAGTTAAATGTAGGGATAAATGTTTCTCACTAATCATTTTTGCAATGGATTCTTCAAATTGGCTTAAGTGTTCTGAAAATAAATAATATGCGGTAGAGAATGTTTCATAACAAATAAATCGTTTTCTATATTCACCATCACGGGAATCAAACGTTGGAGATATTGAAATATATTCTGGTTCATAATCTGTAAAGTTTTCAGTTTTTGGCCAATATACATATGCAAAATGGGATTGTGTATTGCTTTTAGTCCCACCAATTTCCGCCCATAGTACACCACAAATGTAACCATCTGGATCAAATGAGTATTTTGCTTTTAAATATAAAAATGATTCTATGCGCTTTACTCCAGTTAAAGGCAATCCCTTTTCTATTGTTTTTTTTGGAAAATTGCTATTATTAATAAATTCCCTAAATTTTTCTGAAAAATTTTCATCATCAAAATTTACAGTATTTTTATACTGATTTCTAAACCAATTAGAAATTTTATCTTCTTTTTTGTATAAAATTGACATTGTATATATATAAAACTATATTTGAATTTAATATATTTATTATATAAAATAATAAATTAAGTATTAATACTTAATTTATACTAAAAAACACTTGAAAATTACAGTTATTTCAGGAAATAACGGAGGAGGCACAGCAGGTACAGGTCGCTAAAACTTTTTAAATCAAATGGGTGGCTATTTTGCCAATATTGCATTATAGTCACCCCAAAACATTGATTCAAAAAAGTGATATTGATAATATATTTTAATGATTGCAATGACTTTGTTTTATAGCATAACTTTGCATTGGCATAACTTTACACTACATAACGTTACATTACATTAGATTGTAGTCTATAATTTTGTAGTATATAACATTGCCAAAAGCATAACATTCCTATAGCATCGTATTCTTCATAAAAATTTTGTCCAATCTAACAGACAGTGGGTGGGTAAAAAACAGTAGGAAAAAGACAGCATGGAGTAAAAGACAGTAGGAAAAAGTGGTAAAAAAGACAGCTATTTAAAAAAAAGAGATAATATTATTATTTTTTTTTAATGAATTTAAATCGTAGCCCTTTGATGGTTTACTTCAATTTTTATGCCTCTACAGAATTTGTAACACCCTCTACCGAATCTGTGACACCCTCTACCGAATCTGTGACACCTTCTACCGCCTTTACCATTGCATTAATTGATTCAACGGCTTCATCTAGAATTTGAAATTGAAAAACAGTATGGCCATATTGTTTTGTATTGAAGCCAATACCTCTATCTCTTATCACACGTTGATAGTATTCCATTACTAGATCACTTGAACGGTTTGTACTAATGATGGTCTCGACTTGAATCATTGTTGCTGTTGTTGTAATGGTATTAGCTTCCATGTTAACTGATATACAAACTACATAGTTTGAGTCTCCAGCCCTAACAAGATTTGGAGACACAATAATAGTCTTACCATCAATTTCAACTTTGGTGTTATGGCCGGAATCAAAGAAAACCATATCATTATCATAAATATAATATTCATTAATTAATGCTTGCAAACACAATTGCTTAATCATAAGGTATGACAAAGTATATGCATTTGCATAATTGAATTCAATTCCAATCGAACTAAATATTGAATCAAGTAATCCTTTATTTAAATAACATCTTGTATAAATTATTAATGAAATTATCATCAATCCAGCATCTGACCCAATAAATATACCATTGCAGGCGTTATTAAATCCAATAAATGTTGTAGAATTTTCATCTGTGGTTTCTACTAAAACACCACCACCCATAGCAGTGGCTTTAGCAGTTACACCAAACAATCCAGAAAGTGTGGGGGATAATTCTCCCATAAGAGGATCCTCAATGATTTCCACACAATGTAGGGGATTTTCCACGGCATTATCACCTTGGGCAAGATTAGACATCACAACAGCTTTTTATTACATAATATAAAATATTCAAATATATTTATTGATTTTTGTCATATTCACCCATATATATAATATTTAGGGGGTCAAAATTATTTTACATTAAGAAAAAAGTTGAAATGGATTTTTGAGATAAATTTTTATTAAAAGAGGTTGCATTAAATAAAAAGTTGCATTAAAATTTAGTTTAAATATATTATATAATGTCAAAATTTATTTGCAATTTATGTAATAAAGGATTTAGCACAAATTATGGATTAAAAAAACATAATACTAATGTCATATGTAATAAAAAAGTTAAAAAAATTAATATATTTAAATGTTCTTTATGTGAAAAAATTTTAAGCTCTAAGCAAAATTTAAAATTACATGAAGGGATGTGTAAATTAAAAAAAGTTGAAGATAAATTAATTAAACAAGCTTTAATAAATTTAACGGATCAATCTTTAACGGATCAAGATAATTTAAAAAATAATGTAGAAGATAATTTAATAGAAGATAATTTATTAGAAGATAATTTAAAAGAAGATAATTTAATAGAAGATAATTTAATAAAAGATAATTTAATAGAAAACAATTTAATAGAAAATAATTTAATAGAGGATAATTTAATAGAAGATAATTTAATAGAAGATAATTTAATAGAAGATAATTTAATAGTAATTATAGTGGACTTATATATTTTTTAGCAACTAGAAAAAAAATAGAAGCATTAGAATTTTGCAAAATATGTGATATTAAATTAGAATTGAAATTTTATTCAAGAATAGAATTTGATACAATTAATTGCATTCTAGACGCATTTAAATGTGAAATCATGGAATCTCAATATATAGTAATGATTCCTCAAGATAAATTAACTCACTATTACCGCATTGACTTATATTTTCCAGACTATAAATTAGCTATTGAGTGTGATGAAAATCATACAAATATAGATGCTGATATTAAGAGAGAAAATGATATAAAAGACAAATTAAATTGTACATTTATAAGATATAAACCATATGATAAAAAATTTAATATATTTTTACTAATTAATGAAATTTATAAATTTATATTGGAATATAAAAAAATCCGATGTCCACCCCTTTAAAAAAAATATTCAACCAAATACTAATATGATTAATAATAATGGATTATATGCACTATTATCAAGATCAAGAAAAACTATTGCAAAACAATTTATGGATATGTATATTGATGAAATTATGCCATCAATTACAGAAACTGGAAAATATATTTCATCTGATAAAGATATGAAAAAAATAAAAGAATTAAATCATAAAATATCTGATTTAAAACATAATACAAAAACATTAATTAATAATCAAACAAATATTATTTATCCTAATGGCTCAGCGGTTTATATAATCAAACAAAAATATAATAATAAAACATATTACAAAATTGGGCATACTACAAATTTAAATACTAGGTTACATACCTACAATACTGGATATGTTAATAAGATACATTACCAGTTTTATTCTTTAATAAATGATAAAAAAATTGATTCATGCATTAAAAAAGCTATGAAAGATAAAGAATATATAAAAAATAAAGAATTTTACAAAGTATCCTTAAGTAGCATTTTTAAATTTATTAATAAATGCAATAAAAAAGTCAAAAATATATATTGTGGATATTGTCAAAAAAAGATGACATTTTCGATTGCATGTAAGCATAACTGTAAATTAATATAAAAACAAATTAATATAAAAACAAATTAATATAAAAACAAATTAATATATTTTTTTCTACACTAATGTCATATTGGACAATTCTTTTAAATATCTCTTGGAGCAAGTTTCGACAAGTAATCCATTTGCATATATTCCATAATTCATACGTTGATCATCATTTTCCAATGCTAAATGATAAATAGTGTACATCCCGGGAGTTTCATAAATAGAAGATCGTAAATCAACACAGGCTGGGAGTCTATATTTTCCATCTGTGACAAATATTTTTTTATTTATTTCTATGGTCATATTTTTTTGTTCTTCATTGGTAAAATCATCAACTAATATGGAATGACATCCAGTAATAAGTAAATCTTCAAAAATTTCTGGATAATTATCATTTGTGCATTTATAAATTTGATCTTTAATGCGGTCATTAATGGCAAGATTATATATTTTTCTCTTTCCAATCATATCAATTGGTTTATACCCATGCTTTAATGTTTTTATTAAATCATCTTTTTGTAGTTCTTTGATTGGGCGATATCCACAATTTGTTAAAATTTTTGTATCTTCATGAAAACATGGAATTGAATTTATTAGTCTATTAATAGTTACATTTCCATTTGCTTCATTTGAGACATAAAAGTTGCCACTTGAATCAAATACCATACCACCCCCCAGATATGTAGTACCACCAGTGGCATAACTAGGAGTTATTAAAGTTCCATTTATATCATATTTATCAATGACGTTATTATTATAATTAATTACATAAAAATGATTTTGATAAAATAATATATTAGAACAATAATATGTAGGAATAATAAAATTTGTACTTATTAAAGCACCGCTATTATCAAATTTTATAATATTATTGTAACCATCAGTTATATAAAAATTACCATTAGTATCAATACTAATATATCCAATAGAAGTAGAAAAATTATATACTGATGGTGAAATAAATAAAGAAGTTGCACCATTTACTATATCAATTTTATAAACTCCTTTAAATTCATAATTGGAACCAATTACAACCACATACACATGATTTTGATAATATACAATTCCAATAGTACTAATATCAATTCCAGGAATTGTTGTTAATATAGAATAAGATCCATCACTCACACTAACTTTATATATATTACCAGTTCCAGCAAATACAGATACATATAAATAGTCATCATAATGAGTAATGCAAGATATATAATTACTACTAGTTCCTAAATCAGTTAGTAGTGTAGCATTACCACTTTGATCAATTTTAACAATTCCACCATTTCCAAAATTACTAGCATATAAAAAACCATTATCGTCAAAACATAAAGAACTAATTTGAGTTAATAAATTGCTATTACAAAATACAGATGTCATATTTTGCAATTGCTATATTTTTTTTAAATTGTTATATATTATTCTTTTTATTTAAAAAAATAATTCTTTTTATTTAAAAAATAATTCTTTTTATTTAAAAAAATAATTCTTTTTATTTAAAAAATAATTCTTTTTATTTAAAAAATAATTCTTTTTATTTAAAAAAATTTAAAATAGTTTTGGGTAAAGCCTTTTTTGAAAAGGCTTATTTACATGATGATATCATCTACTAATAATGCCCCATTCACCCATTGAATAGCCCCGCCAATATTTCCATTTTTACCAAAAATTGCATTAAAGAATGGATTTGCCCCATAATCATTGGAATATTTTATAATTTCAGTACCGGATGCACGACCACCATCATTTGTAATTGGTTCGTTATTACCAACACTTTGAAAATAATATAAATTTGGTGAATTTTGATCATTGCTCCCACCAGTATTATTTAAAGAATTAAAATTTAAACTTGGTAAAATCATTGCTATACCATATGTTTTGAACATTGGATTTTTGCTCATATAAGAAACAAACACACTCCATACAATTTGATAATTGGCGCAATATTCATTTGTTGATCCAATATTTTGTGTATATAATTGCGGTGAGATATAATCATATACTCCAATATAATTTTGTCCATTATACCCCTGATATATTTGGCGACAAACATCGCCACCTATCATCTGTGAGCAAGAATGTGACATTGATACAATTATAACAACATCTGTTTTATAAAATGTTGAGTTTGGATTATTTTTTATATAATCAAATAAATTAATAAAATCAATTCCAGAGGATGAATTTCCATTTTCAATATCAAATACTAAACAATTAAATGCATTCACTGCATTATCTCCAAATACTAAAGCACCAACTCCAATACCTGATAGCTGTGATGTTTTTTTTTCACTATATGTATTATATTCATAATATGAAAAACTTACACCAACATTAGTTACAGCTTGATATATAGAATATATTGCACCCATACTATTTTCATCTGATGTACTTGGATTAATTGGTGCAAATCCTTGCTCCCAAGCCCCTTTATTATTTCCACCCCCAAAACATAATCCAATTAAATATTTTTTAACTGAATATTTTGTAAAATAATTTAAACTACTTTGATACATATTAATAAGGCCATTTTTATTATCTAATAAATTATCATTTATATCTATAATTGATCCATCAATTTGTAATGATGATGGTGCAACTTGAGAATTTCCACCATTATATATATTATATGAGCCTAACGCCAAGAAGCAATTTGAATATCCACTAAATAAAACAATTAAATTAATATTATTTTCTGTTGGCAATATTGTATATAAATATAACCCCCCACTGGGTACTAAATTATTATATGGATAGGTATTTGGTGTTTGTGGGGCGGTCACTTGTGTAAAAAAATATTGATCTCTTACAGTATAATCATATGTTCTTCCAATAAAATTTCCTTGCCACATATAATAACCATTAATATTGATATTTTTTTTCAAATATGATGACGGTGAAATCTCTCCGTTTGATGGGGGATTATATGGCTCTGGGTCTATTGGATCTGGCTCTGGTGATGGCGATGGCGATGGCTCTGGGTTATATGGGTCTGGCGATGGGTCTGGATTATATGGGTCTGGCGATGGCTCTGGATTATATGGGTCTGGGGATGGGTATTTCATATAATAAGTTATGCACCCACCATATCCAGTGGTTCCATAATATGCCGGATTTGTAAAACATGAGCATGGTGCACATCTTACTTTAGATATTGCAGTTTTTCCACAATCACATAAACCGGATGGTGACGGTGGCGGATTATATGGATCTGGCGATGGCGTTGGATCTGGCGGTGGCGGATTATATGGATCTGGCGATGGTGTTGGATCTATGGGATAATATGGATTTGGATATTTTGATTTCATATACTCACTTACACAAGCGCCATATCCAGTAGACCCATAATATGGACTTGCAAAACATTTACACGATGCACAATTTATTTTAGAAATTGCAGTCTTTCCACATGCACAATCATTATTGCCGAACTTATTTGCACAATTTGCACAATTGCCAAACTTATTTGAATTATACTTATAATTATTTGAATTATTACAAATATATATAATAACAATAATGCAACATATTATAAGTATAATTACTCGAATTATTATATTTGCAAGTTCTATATTTTGCACAACCATTTTAATTTTTTTTGTATATTTAAAAAAAAATAGTATATTAAAAAAAATATAATAAATTTTTTAAATATATTAAATTTTGAATTCTTTTTTTTAATAAAATTGTAATGTTATTTAAATATATAGATTTATGCTCTCCCAATAAAATATTCCATAATATTCTGTTCAAAGTGAATATCCTCTAAAATATCATCTGAGTTTTCTAAAATATCATCTACTTTGGAATTATCATATACATATTTATGATATTCTGGTGGCAATACTGCCTTTTTAATAGATATAATAGAATTATCGGAATTATCAGAATTTATAAATATTACTTTTGCCTTAAGTGATCGCCCAGTCCTTCCGGCTCTTCCACTTAGTTGGTATAATGAATTTGTGGTGGCAATTTTTGAATAATTTTCTCCAATGATAATAGTTGTTAATGCCATGTTTGTGCCATACACAATGTCTGGAGTGGAAAATAATATTGCCAAGTACCCATTTATTGCTTCCCTCAATGTAATTTGTCCTTCAAATGGCCTTTGCGTGCTAGGGTCATAAAACCCACCACCAGATAACAATAAACCAGCCGTGTCATTTGAGATTAAACTAAATTCTTCATCGGATAATCGAACAAAGCAATTTCCAAGTTTTATATCCCATTCAAAATTTGGCTCAATTGGCATCTCCATCTTTTCTTTTTCCTCCTTTGAAGATTTATCATATCTAACACAATCTTTTTTATACTCTGATAATTTAATTTTATAATCATGTAGTTTAGCAACTACTAAATTTCCTAATTCACTATAATTTAATCCACATTCTTGAAAAATTAAATCCATATAATACTGTAGTCCACTTGACGACATACTTGACGACATACTTGATGACATACTTGACGACATACTTGATGACATACTTGACGACATACTTGATGACGCATTATTCAAGTCTACAACTAGAGTCTTTTCTTCCTTGATAATATCTTTTAATTTAAATCTAGTAATATTTTTATTTAATTTTGCATTAATGGCATCCATATAATAAGTCAATTGAGTATCATCAAGAGAAGACAAATATTTAAACATATAGTTAATATAATCTTGAATGTATTTACTTGATAATCTGCCAATGTTTTCAAAATATATACTATAAATTAAATTTGGATCATCACTTGTGTCAAAAACACTTGCAAATTTTGTGATAATATCTAATGGATAGTATTTTGTATATTTTGTATCAGTGTTAGAAATAATACTTCTAAATTCACCCACATTATTTGCCAATTGAATGGGTAATATTTCACACCCTAATGCATTTGACCTAGATGAACTAGAATTTGAAAATTGATCTTCTCCCCCCTCTGAGAAATAAAGCACACTACAAGCAACTGGAATTCTACTGCTTTCAACAGTGTGCCTATTTGCATATAATAATTTTAAATGAGTCATATCTTCTAAATTTGGCAATGTAGATGATAGCATCACTAATTGAGTATTCACTGATGCTTTTATAATTTGCGCATTTAATTCTTGAATTTGATTATTGACTACAATTTCGCCATTTTTATTTCTATAACCAATTCCATTTTCTGCCCCGGCGGTTGGCTCATCCATATATACAATGTATTTGGTTGGAAAATTTTGAATAAGTTCAACCGATGATATAATATCAGATATAATAATACTTGGGCGTTTTAATTCTTTATTATTTTCATATTCAATAAATTTATCAATAAAATTAGTTTGTTTGGAATCAATACCTGTCCTCTTTCCCCTATTCCTTGCACTATATGGCACATCAATATATTGCCCCCCAGATACAATCCAAAACGGCATTCCAGATAATTTTGCGCAATTGGAAACTGAATTTCTAACAATTTCATTATAGCAAATATATAATACAATTTTGCCATGTAGCATTGATGAAGACATAGATGCAATTGAAATACTTAGGCATGTCTTACCTCCGGATGGGGGAGATTTATACCAAATTAATACTGGAGCCATATTATGGATATGCAATGCTTTTGTATTTGGTGTTATTGGTGATGGTGGAGTTGTTGCCTCTTGTAATAAATTATATTCTTCTTGTAATGTATTATAAAGTATGGTCATTACTTCTTTTTGTTCTTCATACAATTCAATACTATATTTTTTTGTAGATAAATCAAATGTTGAACCACTTATTAGCTGTGGGTATACGGTAGATATTAATATCGCCATAGAATTTGATGACAATTCGTTATACATAGTGGTTAAATGATCAATAATGATATTACTATCTAATACTAAGTTTTCCGATATTGTATTATATTTGCATAGACATCGCTTTAATGAAATTAAACAATCAAGTATTTGAAATACATTTTTGGTTTTCATTATAATTAAATGAAGTCCCCAATATATCATATATGAAGTAAACATAATACCATCATCAATATCGGTAATATTAATTGTAACCTTTATTGATTCCACACTATGATTTTTTGGAAATTGAAGGTCTTTTAATTTTTGTTTTAAAGTATTTAACGTATTACCATCTTTCATCTTTTCAACTTCTTTCCCATTGCTTACATTTGAAGATCTTTTTTCTATTAATTTTAGTTTTATAATTGGAGCTTCTAATCTTGTTAATTTTGCACCATCTAATCTTGTATTTTGTTTAATGCTTATATCTTTTAAATTATTGTCGGATAATATATTACCATCCTCGGTATATAGCGTATAATCATATTTTGCAATTGGTAATCCCTTAATTTCTTTGATCAATTTATGTAATGCGGGCAATGAAATATCTACTAGGGATATCTTTTTGCTCTGAAATGTCTTTGATTCGGGCTTTATGTGATAATTAATCGTAAGTTTAATTGGATTGTATATGGCCTCTTCAACCTTGGATAATGCAATTAATGCCGTTGGATTTAATCTAACAATGGCATACCCTTCTAATATGGCTAATATAATATCTCTAATTTGAATATATGTAATTTTATTAGGTCTTTCTTCAATGGCGGTCATATTTCCAGAATTGGCACCCCTTAAGTCGCTTGAAAAATTACGACCAATCTCGCAAAATGCAATGGCGGTATTACGCTCTCTTGTATCATTTTCCAACATTTTCCACATATTTTCGGTAGTACTACCCCCAACTGTGGATAATAAATTAGATAATTTATGGCCATTTTTCCTAATTAATCCTTCCATCTTGCAAATTATATGTATATTTGCGAATTATATGTATATTTGCCTATATCTCTAATTCAAATATATTTAGCTATATTTTTAAAAAAATATATTTGGCTATGTTTTGACAAAAATATATTTGAATGTTTCAATATTGTTATCAAATTACTCATTGGTTCTGTTCTATTTGAATAGTTCGCAATATCTCGCAGTTTAAAACTCACCCCAAATCAAAAATGCCAAAGAACAGTGCAAAACAAGGAGGAAAGAAAGGTGCAAATAAAGGTGCAAATAAAGGTGCAAATAAAGGCAGTGGTGCAAAGACTAGTACCCCAGAAACCGCCCCTTATCAAGGCAACATAGCATTTAAACTAATGACAGATATTCATACTGCTTTGGTTCCAGAGGATATTGAAAATGGCGCTATAGACAATATTGCTCCAGATAATGTTGTTACAGACAATGTCGCTACAGACAATGTCTCTCCAGATGCTAAAGCTACAGACAATGTCGCTACAGATGTCGTCACTACAGACAACACCATCGCTCCAGATGTTGTTTCTTCAGACACTGTCATTGCTACAGACACAATCATCGCTTCAGACACTGTCATCTCTCCAGATGATACTATTATGAATATACGTCATCTTTATGAATGGCTTCGTTTAAATTACACTAAACATCCCAACAATGCTGGATTTGGATTTTACACATCCAAGTCACTCACACAATCTTTGGGCATAGTAACCAAATTTGTGACAGCTATGATTAAAGAGCAAAGGGAAGATGAGCACCAGGATAGTACATTCCTAGAATCTTTGCTTCAAAGGTTAACTCAATATTTTGAAATTGCTCATAATATTGAGTTTATCAATGACACCGTATTGGCTGAAAAAGTAAATTCATATATAACTGCAAAGAATAGTCCAATGATGAAGAACGTGTTTGCATCAACCAAGAGGTCAAAAATGATTCAAGAGAAAAAAGAAGCATACCTCTCTGAGATTGAGTTGATTGCCAATGAAGCGCTTAGGGAAGCCGTAAGGGCAATTGTTGAAAATGCTATCAACCAGCCTCAACTTGCAAGCACGCAACTTGCAAGCACGCAACTTGCAAGCACAAGCGCGTCAGTCAAAAAATTGGCAGATGAGGAAAGCACTGAAGTCGTAATCACAAGCACTGAAGTCGCAAGAGTGCAAGTTGCAATTGAAGCACCAGTCAAAAGATGGGCAGATGATGATACTGATGAAAGCGAGAATGGTGACAATGAGGATGGTGATACAAGCAATATCCCATTTATCCCAGTTGGTAAGCCAAAGAACAAAAAAGAATTTGTTCCAAATAAAGGATCTGTTGGAATCACACGTTTTATTGAGAAGGAATGTGACAAGGATGAATATGCTATCACAACAATCCCATATCAATCAAATTGTTTATCAAAAAAACTAATTTTTGGCCAATTTTGTACATGTGGCAATTTGAGTCATGTGGAAATGTATGGTAATAATATACAGTTCAATGATGGAGATCTATTTACATCCCCATGTACAGAATGTATAATTTATATTTGTACTGAAAACAAACTATTACCTGATGATTTTGATTATAGTAATAATGACACTTTTGGGTATGCATGTCAAGAGGTAAAAGATCTTTCTAAAAGAAATACTGGCAAGGAATTTTCTAAAAAGTGTACTAACTGTAAGAAAAACCCAATTGATAATAAGATTAATCGCCAACAATTACCACCTGATCATAGCGAGTGTCGTGCATGCACACTAAGACGCATTAGACGGTTTGCAAGCCCAAATCAAATAAATAAAGATGGGTTTATTATTGACGAGTTTATTCCAGAGGTTTTAAAACTTGCTAACCGTGTTCAAAAGAAACATAAGTAGAATATCAATAAAAAGGTTCAAGTAGTCTAAATAGTTCAAGTAGTTAAATAGTTCAAGTAGTTTTATAGTACAAGTAGTCTAAATAGTTCAAGTAGTTTTATAGTTCAAGTAGTTAATAATACAAGTAGTCTAGTCTAAAGAGAAAGGTAATACCATTTGGGAGTATTGCAAATAATTAAATTTTTTTGGCAAAAAAAAGACTTTAAATTTCTAAAATTTATGAGTTTAAAAAGTTATGGGTTTACCCAAATAATAGTATGTTCCATTTGGGATGTTTTTGACTCCAATATTTCTATCAAAAATTTTAACTCGTTTGCCTTTCCAATACATATGGTTGTGGCGCTTCAATTTAATTAATGGTGTTTTGATGATGCTGTTTGGGACAAAGTAAATAGTTTTATCATCATTTTGTAATTGTTTTCTGATCAGACTATTATAAGAGTCTATAACGGTCACTTCAGTTATTTTAAATGATTCTTTTCCAGAATTTCCATGTGCAGAGTTCATGCGCTCAAAGAATGAGACTAGAGATTCTTGTTTCTGAACATATGGATCAGTTGGCTCAACTGGTGGAGGTGGCGGTTCTTCATACAACTCAACAGAATAATCTTGTGGCACATACTCTGGCAATGGCTCATATCTAGCATTTAATTGAATCTTAGCATTTATAGTTACTGTATATAATGGAATTTCTTTACCGTTTTCTAAAACTGCGCTTAAAATACCGCCGGTATCACTATAAGTTTTAATTATATTATCTGGATCTAGATTCCATTTCTTTGTATTATCTATATATTGACACGAGTGGCCTATTTTATCCGCATCTGCATTTAATATTCCTTTATCTATATATAATATCTGATATGACCTATGCGATTTATTAAATCCATCAAATTCATTATTCCAGTCTATCATATTATTATACGTAAATATAGTATCATCAAATATTCCAAAATATGAATGCACTATAGATTTATCTATAAATTGTATTTCAGCATTACATGATATTACATTAAAATCAATTCTACTTGCTGTTTGGTCTTGTAACACTGGAGATAATATTCTAATACTTTTTAATTCTTGATCTGCAACACTATTAATTTTAATGGCAATTAAATCACTGCAATCAGTTATATAATTTGATTTATAATCTCCACGATCTAGACATTGTACATACATATATTGTTTAAGATGATTTGTAAAATTAGTAATACCACTAATTAGTTGTAATGGCACCTTAGGATCTTTCATATGACTTATTAATAAATTTTGGTTATTTGTAGGGGTGGCTATCATATTTGTCATTATATCTTTATGCAATGATATTTTATTGCGTATTTCTTGTCCAAAATAATAGTAATAATTATTAATTAGTGCGTCATCATGATTATCTTCTGCATTTAATGGTATCATTAAATCACAATGACCTGAATCAACGGCATCATCAAAACATATTACAACTTGATCTGCTTTTGTAGTATTTAAAATAATATCGCCAAATAATGCTTTATTCGTATAAATACTTTTATTAGTATGATCATAAAATGTTACATTGGTATCAACATAAACAATTGGAGAATCATCATGCCATGCAGGTACGCTATCACCATTATCATAAAATGCATTGCATACACTCCCATTATATGTATAGATTATATCATATGGGTTTACTACTTTTAATTTTGTATTAGCAAATGTTATTTTATTGAACTCAGTATCTTTAAACGGAGTGGTCGCGTCTAAATTAGCACTTCGTAAAATAACACCAGTATCGCTATTGGCACTTATAAATGCAACCTTACCCCCAATTTCATATGAACGATTTAATAACCTTTGGTTAGTACTATCAATAGGAGTTGTTGTATTTACATAATACAAATTATCTCTCATTGTTAAAAATCTATTTAAGACAGATATGGGTACTTTTCCAGCAGTTAATGCAGCATCTATCCCTTTGCCACTAATATTATATACATATTCAATATCTGATTTTATATCTGCCCCATTTACGGTTGTAATGATCACACCACTTGCGTCTGTAAGGAACGCACCGCTTACACTGGTAAATTTAGTATGTAATGTTTTAAATATGTCAGTATGTAAATAATATTTTGAACCATCTTTATGGCCATATAAATAATTATTGCCTTCGAAGTTATATTCAAAATTTATAGGGTCAGTTCCTCCTGTTAGCGTTTTAAATACAAATACTTGTTTAGCATTTATTCCATTATTTAAATTTACATTATACAGATAAACTTCTTGAGTTAAAGCATCTGCAGTATTTGTATAATTAATACCCGCATCAAATTTATAAATTGCAGTTTCTGTTAAAGTCCCAGTGGCATCAATAGTATTTAATACTTTTCCTGATAAATCTTTTGATACATCTATTGGAATGGTTTCATTAAAAGAATAAAGAAATGGAATTGAGTCATTAATATCAATGCCAGAACTGTCTTTAATAACAGCACCAGAACTGTCTTTAATAACATCTTTTTGTATTTTTGCATCAATTCCAGTAGATATAAATATAGTTGCTAGTTGTGCTGTTTTTTCTTTGAATAATTTCCCAATGTATTTTTTACCACCAGTGGTTGTAATTATAACATTTTTTGTATATGTTGGAGTTTTGTTTTTAATTGTTACAGGTGCATCATAATATATGTCTGGTTGGTAAAATAATGTATCATAAATATATGTATTACTACCACTCATATTTTTTAATATATTAGTGGTAATACTACTGCTACTGCTACTGCTACTGCTACTGCTAATAATACTATTTTCTATTATTTGTTCATATGCATCAATATCATGGTAGCTAAAATAATTATTATAATCCAAATAATAAGTTTGCCCAGATATTAATATATCTATTCTTTTGGCTTCAGTTTTTATACTAAAAACACTAATTTTATTCTTAAAATTGACATATAAATTACTATGCACATGGACAATGTCTGAACTTTCATGTGTAAAAAATTTATAATTTGATATTGATACAATGCAGTTTATATTTAATATTTTATTAACAAATATTGCATACTTATTTAAATTAGGTTTAGTTTTATCCAATATATACATTATATAAAATTCATCAGTATCATTTTTTAACTCAGTATAGGATACAGTTTTATCTGTATTTGAAAATATATATGTATCCGTATTTACAAAAATGCAAGTATAAGTATCTGTGTTTTTAGTATTATTAAATACATATTTTTTATAAATTAAATCATCTGGTATATCCGTTAATGAAAGCGTATTACTTAATGTTGAATTGCTTAACAAAATATTGCCTGCTGTCTCAGCTTTTAACGTGTGGGTAGTTTTTATGGATGTAAATATATCTATATCTGCATATAATTTTCCAGAATCTTCTTTAATAAAATATAAACTTTTATCACCATATGACAAAAGTTTTGCAGTTCCAGATTGTGTGCTCATACCTCCCGTTACAGGGTGTAAGTCAAATTGAACTTTAGTTCTATAAATTAATACTTTTGTAAAATTCATACTACAATCTAGTAATGGTGATAATTTTGATATTGGATCTGTATTTATTATTGCTGTAAAATCTTTTGATTCTAAATCATCACAAATAGTTTTTAAAAATGAATTGGTATCTAGTTTGGCATTTACAAAAATACGGTTTAATGCATCTTTAATAGTGTCGGGGTTAGTAGTGCTATTATATTCATGAATAGCTTGTTGAACTATACTGATAATACTGGTGCCATCCGTGTCAATGCCAGTTTTATCATCAGTAATAAGGTTTGATATATAAGTATTAAAGTATGTGGGTATATCAATTACACCACTATTAGTATCATTAATATATTCTTGAACTTGTATTGCTCCTGTACTATGTTCAATATTAGCAATTTGGAGCTCTTTGGGATGTACATCATTGGCTATAAATTTAACCAACCAATATTCACTTAGAGTGTATAAATCATCATTTTTTATCATATAGTAATAATAGTTATTTGTATATGGCACAGTTGTTGCATCCTTGTTGCCCTTTATCATTTTTTTATGTGTAATTGGCTTTGTACTAGTTCTACCATCAGTAGATACAGCAACTACATTGTCAAAAACAATATGATCAGGGATTTTATTAACAAATGTATCTAAAATA